GGTCTTGAAAACCGGCGAGGGTTAACGCCCTCCCAGGGTTCGAATCCCTGTCCCTCCGCCACTTCTTCTTTAGAATCAAGCGCCTACGGGCGCTTTTTTCGTCCCATCAGCTCCTCCGCATTATGCGCCGGTCTTTCAACGTGACCAGATCGTGATGCCAGCGTGGCCACAGCCTCCCTGGCCCGGTGCGGCGCGAGGTGGGCGTACTTCTCCGTCATGGTGATGGTGGAGTGGCCCAACACCTCCTTGACATCGGCCAGCGGCACCCCCTCCGAGACCAGCCACGAGGCGCAGGTGTGGCGCATGTCATGGATGCGGTAGTTGCGAATGCCGGCCGCCTGGCACGCCGCGGCGAAGCCGGTCCGCGGCGTCTTGAGACGCTCGCCGTTCTTCTTGGCGAACACCCAAGGGCTGCCCGGGCAGCGCTGCGCCACGAACGCCGCGCGCCGCTTGAGCGCGGCCAGGGCGATGTCGTTGAGCGGCACGGTGCGCCGCTCGCCGGACTTGTCGTGTTCGGGCTCGAGGGTGAGCAGGGCGTCGCGCCAGTTGACGCGCTGCCACTCCAGCCCCATCAGCTCCTCCAGGCGACAGCCGGTGTGCAGCCCCAGGGCGATGAAGCTGGCCAGGCGCTCGCCGGCCCGGGTCTTCTCGGCGCAAGCGATCAGTCGGGTGGCCTCGGCGCGGGTGATCCAGCGGATGATGCCGCGCGGCTCCTTGAGGCTGCGGCCACGCACCGGGTTGGGCAGCGGCCACTCCAGATGGATGATGGCGTGGTTGATCATCGCGCTGAGGATGTCGAGCTCGCGGTTGATGGTGGCCGGCGCCGGCGTCTTGCGCCCCTGCTGGCGACGCCAGTCGATGAAGCCGCGCACGTCCTGTCCGGTGAGGGCGGTCATGTCCATGTCGCGGCCGAAGTAGTCATAGAGCGAAGCCGTTCTCCTCTTGATGTCGTCCAGCGAGCGCTTGTCCTGGCTCGCCATCAGGTACTCGGCGGCGACCTCGGCAAAGGTGCGCGCCGGCTTCTCGCCCCAGTAGGCCTGGCGGTACAGCTCGGCACGCCACTTGCCCTCTATCGCTTCCGCTTCCCTCTTGTCGGTCGTCCGAGTAGAGCGTCTAATCGGTCTGCCGCCTCCCGGCGGGTGGAGATTGACCCACCAGTACGGTGAGTCGGCGCGTTGGTAGGGCATGGTGAGTCTCCCGTCACCGCGCCGGGTGCACCGGTAGTTTGGTTCACCGGTGCATGTCCGGCAATCATGTCGAGCAGCGCCTGGCGGCGGACGTACACCTTGGCGCCGATCTTGAGGCCGGGCAGGGCGCCGCTCTGTACCCAGCGCGAAATGGTGGACGGGTGGCAATCCAACTCTTTGGCCGCCTGCGTCCGGCTCAGCAGCATGTCGCCCATGGCATCCTCCAGGCATGAAAAAACCGCCCGTGGGCGGCTGTCATCGCGTGTATTCGCGCTCCAGGATTCGCTTGGCGCCGGGCGGCCATGGCTCGGGTCGAAGCGGCGTTTTCCCTGATCGCTGCACGATGTCCTTGATCTGCCGGCGCACTCGGTCAGGCACCACTGGCAGTCGATGCAAGTTCATGCCGCCGTAGAAGTCGAGGTTGTCACTCATCCCCACCCCTCCATTGCTCTATCCATCCGCTCAAGCTCGGCGTAGTACGCCGCCACGTCACGCCCATCGGCTGCATCCAGCGTGCGGTATACGTGCCGGTTATAGTGCTGCGCTGTGCCCACGCCTTCCGGGTGCATCTCCAGCGTGTAGCCCATGCGATCCGCGAACCACTTGGCCACGGCAGCCGAGCGCGACATGCCGGCCTGGCAATGCACGAGCAGCCTCGAATCCTCATCGAGCATCGACGCCACGCCGATAACCGCCAGCGCTTGCTCCACGTCGAACATCACCAGCCCAGCGCAAGGCGTCTCCGTGTCATCGCACCAGATCGGCAGATGGTCTCCCGTGATTGCCGCTGACTCGCCGGGCGGCATGAGACTGATGGTGAAATCGTATTCGCCGCAGACGCGCTCAGCGACGCACTGCGGCACGAATGTCACGCTAGGCATCGTCGACTCCTTCGCCGCCGAACATGTCGCAGGTATCCGGGCAGCGCTGTGCCTGGGTATCACCACAGAATGCAGTGCAGCGCGGCGGACGACCCGACTCCTCTTGCCACTCCTCCGGGTATTCCGGGTCATCGACACTGAACGCCATGGTTCGCGCCAGTATCTCGCATCCACCCTCGCCGGTTTCCGGGTCAAAGTTGTCGTGAATGCACTGATTGCACCAGCGCTCTTGAAACACCTCTCCCTCTGTGCTGTTGCTGGGTCGGTATTTCATGACTTCCCCTCCTCGGCTTGGCGGCGGTATCTGCTGAGAAATGTCTTAATGAGGGTGTGGGTAGCAGACCCTCGCTCATGCTCAGGGATTGATGCCTCGATAGCCTCTAGCTCTTGCATGGGGATATCGTGAGCAACCCAGGGGGCAATTCTCAGGGCCAGTCGGGTGCGCCAATGCTGTCGCTTGCTCATGCCTCACCTCCCTCGGCCAGTTCGGCCTCTTCTTGCAGTTCGATCGCCTTATCCAGCAGCGCGCCCCGCCGGATCATTCCCGCGCCCTGGAACTGGTTGTAGAGCTCCTGTAGCGCCTCGGCCTGCTTCCCCGCGATGAAGCGTTTCTGGCTGGCCAGGCTGTGCTGCTCGGTGTTCTGCTGGATGATGTGGTCGCGCATGCTCATTGCGGCGTCCTCATGCTGTCGATGACGAACACGCCGAGCAGGTAGGTCACGAACAGCACCAGGGCGATGCTGGCCAGGGTGTAATCCACCGCGGTCATCAGATGTCTCACGGCTATCTCCTGTTTTTCCAGGGCAGGAAGGTGGCCTGCGCGCACTCCAACCACTCATCGATCAGGTCTTTCCGCTTTTCCCAAAGGACAACAGGTGGGGCGATGATCGGGAACACCAGCAGGAACAGGAACAAGCACGGCCTGCCCCAGAACGGGTGGTTGAAGGGCTTTCTCAGCCCCCGGGCGTTGTAGTGCTTCATGATTCCACCTCGGCTTGGCGGCGCACTTCAGCCTTGGTCAGTGCGTAGTCCGCTGCATCCTGCATAACATCTGCTGCTGCCGTGTATCCGTTCTCCCTGGCGTTATCGGCATTCAGCGCGAGATCGTTGGCTAGTTCTACGAACGCTTCAATCTTCATAGCGGCATCCCGGCGGGCGAGGGAGGTGGTGGGGCTATTCGATAGCAGCCTCATTCGCTCAGCGTCCCGGTGACGCCCCGTCATGTAAGGCACTTCGTCGACGAACTTGATCAGCTCCTCCGAATACGCCGCCAAGGCGGCACTCTCCCGCTCAGCCGATACAGCGCGCTCTCGCCAGTACGCGACCTGCTCTACTGCGGCATCCCGCTCCGCCTCCATTTCCTGCCAGCTCGGGCTAGCATCCATCCCGTTATCCATACCCATCATGCACCCTCCTTCAACGCTCGCTCCAGAATATCCACCACCTGCAGCCCCGTCGGGCCGGTGATGCTGTCGCCGATGATCAGCCGCGCCCGCTGGGCGGCGCTGCGCAGCCGGTCGTTGTCCCGCTCGGCCGCGTCGATCTGCTCGGCGAGCGCGGCCTTTTCTGCCTCTAGCTGGTCATTCCTAGTGCACAGCATCTCGTTGATCTCGTCGGTGGTCGGGGCTTTCGCGTGTGCGGTCATGGGGTCTCCTGATTTCGGTAGTGGGGCGGCTCCATGCCGTGGCTGGGGTCGAAGCCGTGCCGAGATCGAAACTCCCTTACTGCTCTGGCGGCATCATCAATGTCATCGAACAGACCGATGTGCCTACACTTACGGTTGATGACACATCTCGCCAGCCACTTATTATCTCTTTTGCTCCAAATAACGCCTGCAGCGCCGCTGGTGTTGTTGCTTTGCAATGAGTGGTTTCTTGCGTTCATGATGCGGGTTGATGGCCTTAGGTTGTTCCAGCGGTTATCTGTGGAGTTTCGGTTTCGGTGATCAATTTGCTCGGGTAGCGGATCACCTTTCATCCACAACCATGCCAAGTGATGCTCAAGTAGGCGGCTGCCAAGCATGGCAATCATGCGACATTGGTATCCATACTTCTTATTGGTCCATACACGCCCGGCCCTCTTTCCCGCGTACCTGGCATTCCATGCGTTGCAGTCACGTTCTCTTTTGAACCACTCCCTTCCTCTCTTTCGCCATGTCATCACGCCTGTCGACGAGTCGTAGTCAAGCAATTCTCTTACCACTCGAGGATCTGGGTTCATTGTTTACCTCCTGTCATGCGGCATCCGGCACGATATAGGTCGCGACACACTGCCCGGTTATAGCTCTCATCATCTAGGCCGGAAGCCGCGATCATTGCGTCAACGGAGCGTTCCTCCGCGCTGCGGATGGGTGAAAACACGTTCGCAACCGCCCAGTCGATGTCGCTCGGCTTGTCAATCGACTGATAGACGATCGCCGGGCCGACAGGCGACCCAACGTCGGCATAGGCCAGAATCAGCACCTCCGTGCGCCCCTTCCTGCATCGGGTGCCAACAGGCGGGCGCTCACCCTCGCCATTCCATGCGGGCGGTTCGGGCTTGGTGTCGGCGTCGAGGATGGGGCGATAGGCGACGATGCCACCCTGTGCGCACGTATTGTTCCATGCTAACGAGGACGACCGCCCTACAACTCGGGATCCGTCTTTTTGCTTTACCTCCACCGTAGCATTCGCGGGCAAAGGACACTCCCCGACCCGCCACTCAATCCATCCGTCGGGGGTGGCGTCCAACAAAAACCAATTCGGCGAAGCTGCGTAGTCGCTCTCCTCAGATAACGACTTCACGATTCGGTACTCTCGGCTATCCTTATTCACTGCATAAATCATGATTCACCTCGTGTGGTTACCAGTGGCCATGCCCGAACAACGTCATGGCTGTGATGGTTGGGGTTGCCGCCGCCTCGAGCCTGGCGCAGCATGTCGCGCCAGGTGTCGGTGAGCTCGCCGCGTTGACGTTCTCATGCAAGGCGTCAATCACGCCCGCGTCGATCAGCTCGTGGAGCTGCGCTCCTGCCAGTAGGCTCATGCCAGCGCCTCCACCGCCTCTTTCGCTTCCTTCAACCCCCGGCCAGTCATCTCGCGGCAGCGCTTGATTGCCGCCACTTTTTTGTTCGCCTGCAAGAGCGCCAGGCACTCGCCCTGCCAGCCGCCAAGTTGTACCGCCTTGTGCGCCCTGATGAACTGCGCCGGATGCCGCTTTGCGTAGTCTTTAGCGAGCGCCTGCCAATCACACTCGCCGCCCATCAGGATGTCGATTGCCTCTGCGTAATGGTTCATGCGTCCACCCACTCAGCCCACAACGAAAAAGCCCGCGCTTGTTCCAGTGCGCGGGCGCCGATCTCTCCGAATACCTCGATGCTCTCTGTCCAGTGCATGGGTCACTCCTTGTCTGCGATGAGGATGGATACCGACACGCTCGCGCCGGCGAATTGGTTGTCGTGTGGGCCGTCCCAGCGGCAGGCCAGGCCAGGCAGATGGAACGTGCTCTGGGCGCTGCTGGGCAGGATGGCCACCAGCCTCCCGCCAGGGGCAAGCAGGGTGGCCGCGGCTTCGGTATGCGCCTGCCAGCGGCCCTGGCTGTACGGTGGATTCATGACGATGCGGTCAAAGCGCGTACATAGGCCCATCGCCCGTTCGGCCCATTGCAGGAAGTCCGCCTCGATGACGTTGCAGCCCTTGGCTTCCAGCACCTGGCAGTGCAGCTTGCTGACCTCGATGCACACGGATTGCGGGATCATGTCAGCGATATTGCCGGACCCGGCGCTCGGCTCGAGGCAATTGTGGTGCGGCTGGATCTCGGCCAGCTCGGCGGCCTTGTTGGCCAACCCCGGCGGCGTGGGGTAGAACTGGTGGCTTTTCTGCTCGGGTATCACGCCGCTGCACACGACCTCGTTGATGATCGGGCTGGCGTCGTAATCGAACTCCCACCACCGGCTGTGGTTGTGGCGACACTTCACCCCGCCGATGGCAGCCAGCACCTTCTCCGCCTCGGCCAGCGCATGCTTGTCTTTCTCGCCAAATCCGAACTCCAGGCTATGCGGATTTCGGGTCACGGGCGGCAGGGCGTCGTGCCCGATGCGCCCCGGGATCGGCGAGGTGCGCACCGCCTTCAGGTCGCCCAGAAGCTTGAGCACGGCAAACGGCAGCGGGCGCTCCATTAGCGTGTACTCGCGCGGCTTGCGCTTGGGCGCCGTGCGGAACTCGCCGGGAATCGCCATGGGGTGCAGGTGGGCGAGGATCTGGTTCAGCCGCCAGGCGATGTCGGGATGCACCTCGAGGTGGGCGTTGCCGTTCTTGTAGCAGCGGATGCGCAGGGCGCCGCCGTCCACGTCGAGCCATTCACCGCGGTGCTCGCGCCGAGCGATCTCCACCAGGCGGTTGCTGGCGTTCCAGTCCGGCTCATCGCGGGACATGAACTTGGCGATCACCTGGCGCAGGTCGTTGATGTGCCCCGTCTGGCTGCGGGCGTAGGCGCCCCAGTCGTTGGTCACCCCCGACAGGATCATGCGCTTGCTGAATCCCTCGGGGCGGTTGGTGACGTGCGTGCGACTCAGGGCGCGAAAGATGCCGTCCACCTTCTCGGCGAGGAAGTCCATGCGTTGTCGAAGCAGCTCGCCCAGGGTAGCGCGCACGGTGGCGTCCTCGAAGTCGGGCGTCTGCAGCTTGTGGATGGCCTCGAACCACTCCTCGCGCCGCTTGGCGGGCATGAAGTCGAGCACGTCGGTCAGCCCCAGCGCCCGGCCCCAGTAGTCGGCATTGAGTGCAGCAAGGGCGCCGTCCTCGCCGAACAGCCGTGCCACGCTGCCGGTGAAGCGGTCGCGGCGATCCTGATTGCCCTCGATGAAGTAGTGGAGGACCGAGCCCAGCCGCTCGGGCCGTGTGAACGCGACGACCTCCTCGATGCGGGCTCGGTCGCGCTGGTACTGGCTGATCAGCCCGTCCACCACATCGGTGTCGGCGGGGGCGAAGAACTCGCCCGGGGTATCTGCTACCTCGCCGATCTTGAGTGCTGCGGTCATGCCTACCTCCAATGCTCACTGCGCATTGTCTGCGCATTAAAAACCCCGCCGTAGCGGGGCTGTTCGGTGCTGGCGGGTTAGCTGATGCGAAGCGATGCCTTTCCGCTATCCAGCTTGCAGCCCGGCACTTCCTCGCCCGCCTTTAGCGCCTTGAGAATATCGGCCTTCACCGGCTGGCGGCTCTCGGGAATCATCTTCGTGTACTGCTCCGGCACCTTGCTCGCGTCCTCGATGGCGCAGATGTCGCGCGGCTTGGTGCGGGTAATCGTGAACAGTTGCCGCTTGATCTTGTCGCGGCCTGTCGACTCCATCGCCCACAGCACCCGGTCGCGGCAGGCGTCGGCGTTGCGCTCAAAAGTCTTGGCGCGATCCATCAGGCGCTTAGCTTCCGCCTTGCACGCCTCGGCGTCAGCGTCGAGTTGCTTGGCGACGATGATCGTGGCTTCGATCTTCTCTTCAAGCTGGCTGCCTTGTGCGTCCAGCGTCTCAACCAGGGCGGTAGCGAAGTCCTCGTTGTTCTCCGCATCCATGCTGGCAAGCTGCTGGAATTCTTCGGCCAATTGGTAAAGCGTGGTCATGGTGTTTCCTCCAACGAGAAAGCCCGGCATAATAGCCGGGCATGCCAACCATAAGTTATTGAATCAGAACGGAATTTCATCGTCCATATCGTCAGCAGGCGGGACGTAGCTATTGCTGTAGTCATGCTGTCCGCTGGTAGGCGCGCCGCCGTTCCCGCTCATCTTGGCTTCAATCGCCGCCTTGTTGCCGTGCGGGTTGGCGGCGAACTGGCCGGCCCAATACTCCTTACTCTCCGGCCCCTTGCCTTCGCGGTGCTCGCCGATGGTGATTCCTGACTTGGCTGACATGATGGCTTTCACGTCGAAGCCGAAACCCGGCTTGTCGCTGTTCGCCTTGGCGAAGTAGCGCACCTCCAGGGCCAGCGCAACCTTCCGGCCCACCAGCTCGGGGCACGTCACTTCCTGCCCTTTCTGCACCCGACTGAGGCTCTGCACGCCGGTGCAGCCCATGAGCGCCTGAATGCGCTCCTCGCCGAACTGGAGGGGCTTGCCCTCCTTGTCCTTGAAGATGAAGTTGATGTAGTTCGCCTTCTGCCCCCTCTCCGTCTCAAAGTCGATCTGAAGGAACTCTGCGGCGCTGTTCTGCGCAAGCGTCCAGCGCGCGGCAGTGATCGTGCCGCGTACTACCGCGCTCTCCAGCAAGTATTCGCTGCTGCCGCCATCTGCCGCTGCAGCCTGCTCCTCGTTATAAGTGAATGCTGTGGTCATGCTGATTACTCCTGCTCGTTGGTGATGGCGTAGTAGCCACAGATCGCCGCGTCGACAGCGGCAAGGTCGTTTTCGATGACGTCGGAGTCGAAGAGCCCCATGGGGGCCTTAACGGTATCCGACCCGTTGTTGACGGTGCGGAACTGATATTGGCCGTCGTTTACCTGGGTGCGCAGAACGGTCGTGAACAGCCCTTCAAGGGTGATCTTCTCGTCCAGCATCTTGCCGATGGTCTTGATCTTCGTGCGTCCGTAGTCGTCATCCTGCGTGTGGCTCAGGATGTAGACGCGGACATGGGCCGGCAGCGCCGACATGGCGTTGATGACCTCCCATGCGTGCCGGGCGATCTCGGTGAACTTCTCGAAGCCTTTCTCCTCGCTGCGCCGCATGAACTCGTTAGCCATGAGGTACTGGAAGTCGTCGACCACGATTACGCTGCGCCCGTTGTGAGCGGCCTTCTGCGCCGCCTGGATGAGTCGCTGCCAGTTGTCGGTAGTGATCTGCTTCCAGCCTGTCGCACGGAACGGCAGCGGCTTCTCTGTGGCCTTGATGAGCGCCACGTCCTCGGGATCAAGGTTGCGCAGGCTTGCGGTCTTGCCTGTGCCGGACTGCCCCAGCACCAATGTGGTGATACTCACGCCGCCACCCCCTTATTATCGTCGGCGGCGCTCTGCTGCTCGCCGCGCTCGTACTCGATACGCTCACGCTCGATGGCGTACTCGTCGCTATCCATGTCGCCAGCCGCCCATTGCGCGTTCAGTGCGGCTATGGCCTCTGCGTAGCTCATAGTGCTATCCTCTCTCCTGATTCACCTGCCCGTGGATCTCGGCCCCGCCCAGCTCCACCTGGACGGGGCTTTCTTATTTCGGCGGCTCGGGCATGGGTCGCCAAAGCGTCGGCGTTTCGCTGCCCTCCATCCGGCACCCTTCGATGAAGTCAGCCGCGAACCAGTCGTATGCCTCTGCCGACTCCTCATCCAGCTCCTCAAGCTCGGCGTCAGTCAGGAAGTCAATCGGCGCTGTGTAGCGCATCAGGATGATTCCGCAATCCTCGCGCCACCCCAGCACCTCTGTACCATCCTTCGGCGCCATTTTTATCGGCTGCCACTCGCTCATGCGGCCCTCCTCGCCTTCGGCAGGCTGTTCTTGATCAGCCCCTCGACGATCTCGATGCGCGTGCCGCGGATGCGCTTGGCGATCTCCAGCAGCGCCGCGTCGTCCCTGGCGATCATCAGCTGATCCATCGCCTCGGGGATCTGCTTGCTCATCAGCTGATCGACGTGGCTGGGGTCGCGCCCGTCCGGCAGCCATCCGTCGGCGATGTAGCGGTCGAACGCGGCATCGCAGGCCTGCTCGAAGGCCAGCTCGGCCTCGCTGTCGTCGGGCGGCTCCAGCTGCCGGTCACCGCAGTAGGGGTAGGTGCTCATGCCGCCACCTCCTTCCTGTTCGCTGCGATCCATGTTGCCAGCTCGTCGCGCAGTTCCGGCAACGACATCTCGTCATCGGTCGGGTAGGGGCTGGTAGAGGCGCGCAGGCTCCACGGCGCGCCGGTGTCCGGCATGATCGTCACGCCGACGTGCAGCCGCAGATCGCCGTCCAGCTCCGTGGTGTAGCAGCTGTAGGCGGTCGGTATGCCCGTCTGCTCGTGTGCGGCGATGCTCAGCGCCTGAATGGCGGTCAGCATCGCTTGCTGTTCTGCGTTCATCTCACTCTCCTATCGTGTGCACCAAGCAAGGGTCATGGCGGCGACGATCATCGCCACGCTGATGCTCATGCCGTGCTCTGTGATGATGCTCATTGCGGACTCCACAGCCCCAGGCGGGGCGTGAAACCGGCGCGGTGACGGCCCAGGCGCTCCTGCCACTCACGGCGACGATCGGTGATAATGGGGCGTTCGGGCGGACCAATGATGGCGCGGCGCTGGGCGCGCTGCTCGGCGAGGGCGGCGTTCATGCGGCCTCCTGCTGCTGCTCGACCCGCTTGAACTCCACTACCCAGACCCAGGGGTTGGCATCCCAGCTACCGGCGCCGTTGATTGACTCCCACAGGTTGGCGAACGCCATGCGCGCAGATGACAAGCACTGCTCGTGGGATTCGGTTGGAACCATTGACCACCCGGCGCGCTGCGGGTGGTGCTTATCTGGCTCCGGGCATTCGCTCGCGTCGCGTGGCGGACCATAGTGATGGCACCGGCGGCCGTAGTCGGTGAAGAACGCCCCCTCCGCCTCGGCATCCGCCTCACTGATCTCCTGAAGCCGCTCGACGCGCACGCTGACGATCTCCAGCGTGATGCGAGAGTAGCTGCGGGGCATGAAAATCGGGGGCTTCCATTTGATGGGCTCGTCCCAGCCCTCGTCTAAATCTGAAGGCTTGTGCGTGGCTCGGAATGCCAGTGTTGACTCGGTGCAAAGGCCATCCGCAAATGTCTCCCGCACCCACAGCCGGTCGCCGGGCTGGCCGTAGTGGCACCAGTCCATCGGCGCGCCGTTTCTCCAGTGTCGTTCGTTGGCGTAGTGCAGGGATTTCCCATCGTTACCGCATCCGGGGTACCATCCGAAGTCATGGGATGGCTGCGGCTCCAACAACCATCTTGCCTGAGTCTTCCGGCCATCAAGCAGAGCGCGGACCATCACGTCTGCGGCCGGCCTCTTGAATAAAATCGGGCGCTCTTTCATACCTCCCTCCGCTCCAGTGCCGCCGCCAGTCCGCAGGCGACGATGATGATGGTGATGGCCGCGCCGGCCGTGGCGAGGTACGCCGCCAGCGCGGGGTCGAGGTGCTCGCCGAGTGCCGCAGCGAGGTGCTGGGTGATGCTCATGCTGCCCTCCTGCGCACTGGCACAATGGTGTAATCGGTGATGCCCTGGCGTGCGGCCTCGGCCTTTGCGACTTTCTTGCTCGGCCAGGGGCCCAGGTCGCAGCGCGGCACGCGGGGTTTGTCGGCGGGTGTTTCGATGATTAGGTAGCGAGTGCTCATGTCTCGTACACCTCCCGCAGCTCTCGCTCGAGCCGGCGTCGCTCATGCCACTTGTCGATGTCAGGCCGGCGCCGGTAGCGACTGGTGGCGCGCAGGTCGTCGCGCTTGCGGCGTTCGTGGGTGGTGATCGGCGTCATGCGACAGCCTCCTCGCCGCCAGTTTTCGTTGGCTCAGCGGGCGACGCCTCGATGATCTGCTGGAGCAGCGGCTTCCAGCGGCGCCACCAGTCAAGCGCTCGCTTGCCGTCCATCTCTAGGATCGCGCGGTCGTCAAACGCCCACCACTTGCTGATCGGGTGGCGCCGGCAGTCGATCTGCATCATGTCGGCGGTGTAGGTGACCATGTAGCCATCGATCTTCAGGGACTTGACGTGTTGCAGGTTGCCGGCCAGCCCCCACAGGTCGGCGCCGCACAGGTCGGCGTCGCACAGGTTGGCGCCGCGCAGGTTGGCGTCGCGCAGGTTGGCGCGCTCGCCGCCTTCGTTGTCCAGCCATTTATGGTGGGTATCAAGAATGACCTTCACATCATCTGCTGACATCGGCTTCATATTGCCCTCCGGGTGTAAAAAAGCCCGCCGAAGCGGGCGACGATGGCCTATCCCTGGCCCCATGACATCGGACTGAACACGGTCACCGCCACGCCGGCTCAAGGGCGCTGTGGGTGAGCTATTCCCGCGGCCCATGCTCAGTCCGATGGCCCGGTATTCTCAGCCCCGAGCCAGGGCTATTCGCCGAACTTACGCATCGGATCTCGGCCGGTTACAGCGTCCGGCGACCTTTCGCGGGCTTGGTTATCGCCCTGGCCCGTGACGCGGATGCATCGAGCTGGACACTGCTGACGGGCCCCTAGATTTCCCGCCGTACCCGTAGGGGGATGGGCTGCAATGCCCAGCTCGATGGCCACCGATACGCTCGATGGCCAGCGTTACTACATACGCAACCTTCGCTCGCTCTCGCTCTACGCCCTGGGGATCATCCCAACACGCACGCCGCAGGGGCGCCCCGTGATCTCGGGTGGCTGCGCTCGTCCGCTGCCTGTTGCCAGCGTCCGCCCGCTGTTTCGGTGTGCGGGTCACCTGCGCGTTGTGTAAAGAGCCAGCTGTTGGTCGGTCAGCCTCCGGGCAGCGGGCGTTCGCCCTGCCTGCCCTGCTAAAATTAGCAGCGCTGTTTTTAATGGTCAACAGCATTGCTCATATTTTTTCTCGCAAGCATGAAAAAGCCCGCCTCAGTGGGCGGGCTGGTGGCTCATGAGTGGCTGCGGTTACGGGGGGTAGGCCTCACACAGGTCGAAGCCAGGGATGACGTTGTGAGCCAACACCACGATGGCGGAGCTATCCACCCAGGTGGCCTGGCCGCACTTCACGGAAGCGCCTATGCCGAAGCCCGCCACGACGGCGATAACGAAAGCGACGGTGATCCAGTGCTTGACGTCCATCAATCACACCCAGCGATGCCGCAGCTGCTGATTCCGCGCCCGGTCAGGCCGTTGCTGCGGTTATTCTGGTAGAGGTCGTTGTGGTCAGTGCGACCCCGCCAGCTATTGCCTTGGGCATCGCGCCCGCGGTGGTAGGTGCTGCCGCCGATGGTGTTGCTGCGCTGCGACCAGCGCGACCCGGTGCGTGGGTTGCTGCCGCGCATGATGGTGGTGTTGCCGTATTCCTGGATGCTGTAGCGGTTGCCAGACTGCGCATCGTAGCAGTTGGTGCTGCTGCCGAACGATGAGCAGCCGGCCATGGCGGGAGAGGAAAGGGCGGCGGCGAGGATCGCGGCCGCGGTGATAAGACTACGCATGATCAATCCTTTGTCTGTCGAGTGGCCCACCCAGCATAGCAAACCATGCTGAGAGGGCTCATACGACGTTCAGGAAAGATGTGATGGCGGCTTGGGGATCACGGTCTGCCACCAGAAGACGCGACCGATGATGCGCAGGAACTGCACCTCGTCCGGCCCAATGATCTCGTCGGGGTACTCTTCGCTGTTGTAGCTGGCAATGCGGATGCGCCCCATCGGCAGGCGATACAGGTACTTGACCCGAAGCATCCCGTCATGGTCGAAGGCGTACATCTGCCCGTCGACGATCCTCCGGAAGCTTTTGTCGATGGCGACCGCCGTGCCGTCCTGGATCAGCGGCGACATCGAATCGCCGACCAAGGTGGCGCAGGCGGCATCGACGGGTGCAACGCCGGCTTCGTCGAGCGCGCTCAGCGGCAGCCGCTTGGTATACCCGTGATTCTCGACGACCTCGAATTGCCCGGCTCCCGCGGCAAGCTCCACCTCCCTGTAATACGGCACGTCTACTTCCCCGATTGCTGGCGGGCCACCATCATGCCCGACCTTGTGCGCCACCATATCAGCATTACTGCGCTCTTTCGGCAGCATTTCGGCCAGTCGAGGACTGATTTGATCGGGATCAACGTTCAGCGCCTTGGATAATTTGGCCAGCGCCTCGAGGTTTAGGGGGATTCTCGCCTTGGCATATTGACTGAATGCGCTTTGCCCGCTCCAGCCGCATAGGTGGGCAAGATGCTCCTGGGTCGCGGGACGACCCTCCGCCTTCTGATCTGCCTTCCAGCGCCGATAGACCGCCTCAAGGCGACGGGCGTCGTCTATCTCTTCCTGCGTAAGGTCGCGCCTGCTTCGTGTTTTAGTCATAGACGGAATTTTAGAAGCATAGCTAATACCCATGCCAGCAGCGCGGGTGGTTTTTTCTTGTCCGGGAAAAACAGCGCTGCTACTATTGAGCGAGCACCCTACTAACCCGGTGGAGAGCATGAACGACATCCCCCTGCGCGAGTACGCGCAAAACAAGACTCAGGACGAGGTGGCGCGGCAGATCGGTGTCACGCAGAGCGGGCTGTCTCAGATGCTCCGCAGCAATCGCCGCATTTTCGTCCGCGTGGACAAGGATGGCGAGGTCATCGAGGTGTACGAAATCCGTTCCATCGGGTCGCGTCATCGCGACCGCCCATAACCACAGCGTAGTCGCCGCGGAGCCCTTCGGCGGGGCGAATCAGGAGGAGAGATTCCACATGTACAAATATCAGGACTCTAATACTCGCGACATGGACGCCTTCCTAGACCCTGTGCATGACGCGGCATTTTCCAATTGCATCAAGCGCATGGCCGGGACGGTGGGAATGTCAGCGAAGAGCCTGTACCGCCGCCTCGACGAGAACGACGCCATGCCTCTGCGCTTCACCGATGCCGTGGCGATCTTCTGGGCGGTGGACGATGAGAGTCGTCAGCGCATCATCCAGCCATTTCTCGATGATATGGGCGTAGTGGCCGTGCGCGCCGCCACAGCCAGCGACGGCGCCGCTCTGATCGACCTGATCACCAACCACCAGATCAGCTTCGGCAACGTGGCTTCGACCGTGCGTGACGCCTTGGCGGATAACCGGATTGATGCGCGAGAGCGGGTCGAGATTGCCCAGGCAGTACAGGAGGAGATCGATGCGCTGTGCAGGCTGCGCAGTGCGTTGGAGGGAATGGCCGAGCCGAAATTGGCCCGAGCCTGAAACGAGGAAGCCCGCCGTATCGCTGGGGAGCGCGGCGGGCTTCGGATATCACCAATGTGATAGGAGAAATCCTAATGCAATTCGCTAACGACCACAAGTTCACCGGCCCGGTCTTTGAATCGACCGTCGTCGCCGGCCCATGGCCCAGCTACAGCGAGTACCGCCACCTGCCCGAGCGTGACCGCTGGGCGATGTACGGCTTTGCCAAGCAGCAGCGCGAGGGCATGCAGGCGGCCGGGTTTCAGTTCTCCGAGACCTATGACCAGTTCGTCAGGCGCGTCACCGATGAGCTGGAGATCTGATCATGAGCAATGTCGCATACCTGCCAGGGCACGAGCCCGCTCCAGCGCGCCGGGAGGCGCCAAGGGGGCCTCAGTTGGAAGACGGATACACACAGGTGGCCAACGAGCTGCTGGAGGAGGTCATGTCGGCGCCGCTCACGCAGCGAGAGATGCGTGTGGTGCTGGCTGTCATCCGCTTAACGTATGGCTGGAACCGAAAGCAGGCGCGCGTCACCGGCGGCTTGCTGGCCAAGTTGACGGGGCTGCACGAAAGCCGCTGCACCAAGGTGCTGGCGGGCCTGATCGAGAAGCGCGTCATCCTTCGTCACGGCGGCAGTCGCTCGCCGGTATCGCTCAACAAGCATGCCGATCAGTGGTGGCTTGAGGACGAGAAACACACCCCGCCAAACCCCAAGTCGGAACGGGCCGAGTCGGCCCAAAATGAGCCGTCTCAGTCGGCCCAAAATGGGCCTGCTTCTAAAGACAGGAAAGACATACCTACCCCTGACGGGGTAGGTAATGTGCAATCGCACCGCGCTGCCTTCGAGATTTTCTACAACGCCGGGCTGCCGAAGAAGAACCGCAAGAAGGCGGAATCGGCCTTCAAGACCCAGGCCCGCAAGCACGGCGATCCGACCGCCTTCGCCCAGAAGCTGGCCGACAACATCGCGTCGCGACTGGGCACTGGCGAACTCGGGTTCGATGCCATGCACCCGACGACCTACCTGAACCAGCAGCGCTGGGAGGACGATCTGCCCGAGCGCTGCCCGCATGCCGCCATCCTGACCGCCTGGAACGAGGAGCTGCCGGCGCACATCGAGAAACTCAGCGCCGAGGACTGGACGCCCGACAGCCGTGGATTCCAGGCCCTGGCCTCTGCCTGGCACAACTTCAAGACCAAGCCGCGAGCCAGCACCGGAAAACCGGTGTTCACCGACGACCCGGGCGGGATCGAGTTCTACCGCGAGGTGTTCCGCCGCCTGGCCCGGGTGACCCGCGTGCAGAGCGAGGACGCAGCGCGTTGGTGCCGGCTCTCCTGGGCGGTTCAGCAGCAGATCACGGTGCAGATTTTCAAGGGGGAAATGGCATGATTTTCAGCGAGGAAGCGGAAGCCAGCGTGATCGGTGCTTGCCTGCTTGACCCGGCGCAATTCGACGCCGTGGCCGATGTGGTGGCGGTTGAGGATTTTTATTTTGCCCACCACCGCGCCATGTGGTCGGCGATGCAGCAGCTGGCCCTAGAGAACAGCATTGACGCCGTGTCGCTCCACGAGCGCATCTACGATCACGCGGAGCACTACGGCGGCCTGGCCGGGCTGACCGAGCTGGCTCTCAACGTGCCGGCGGCGAGCAACGCCCGCCACTACGCCGAGTCAGTCCACGACAAGGCGCTGCGCCGTCGCCTGCGGATCTCGCTGGACGAGGTGAGCGAGCAGGTGAGCCAGCCTGGCAGCCCGCTCGTCGAGATGATCGACAAGGCGCAGGCCAAGCTGGCCGGCGTGGTGGGCCATCGCGCCGACAAGGTGACGCCGGTCCAGGGCTGGCTGTCTAGCTGGGTCGATGAACTCGATGACCGCTACAACGGCCGCATCGACCCGATGGGGCTGCTGTTCAACATCCCCGAGCTGGACGCCAAGACCAGCGGCATGCACCCCGAGGACCTGGTTATCGTCGGCGGCGAATCGGGCATGGGCAAGACCGTGGTGGCCGCGCACATCCTGGACAGTGTGTGCCTTCGCCAGCGCCTCCCGGCGGTGATGTTCCAGCTGGAGATGCGCAAGGAGCAGGTTTTCAACCGCGTCATGGGCTCGCATACCGGCGTGAAACTCGATGCCCTCAAGAACCCGCGCCAGTGCATGAGCGACGAGGGATGGAACCAAGTGACCGCCGGGATCGCCGCCGCCAGGGAGGCAGGACTGGTGATCGATGACCGCCCCGGCCTGACCCCGACGCAGATGCGCGCCGCGGCCAAGCGCTGGAAGGAGTACTACGGCAAGTTGGGCTGCGTGATCATCGACCACGCCGGCATCGTCCAGCCCGACGACAAGACCGTGCCTCGTGAGCAGCAGGTGTCCGAGGTCTCTAAGGCGTCGAAGATCCTCGCCAAGGAACTGGGCTGCCCGGTGATCCTGCTGGCCCAGATCAACCGCGAGAACACCAAGCGCGGCGACAAGCGCCCGGTGATGTCGGACCTGCGTGAGTCGGCCTCGCTGGAGCATAACGCCGACCTGATCCTGTTCATCTACCGCGAAGCCAAGCACAACCCTGGCTGCGAGCACCCCGGCATCGCCGAGCTGATCGTGGCCAAGCAGCGCGACGGCGAGGTGGGCACGGTGAACGTGGTGTGCGACCTCAGCCGCTCCCGGCTACTGCCGGCTACTGCCGAGAACATCGCCAACTATCACCGCGAGTTCCCGCGGCAGCCGGCGGCCGCCTTCGAAACCGACAAGTTCGCTGTTTAGGAGCCGTGACCATGAAACCACTCACCTACTCCGAGCGCGCCACCCTGCGCCGACACCACGGCCTGGAAGTGCTCTGCGAGCGCCAGGACGGCACCGCCACCTGCCTCGACCGCGACGGCAACCGCGTGCGCTATGCCACCGAGCGCCTGCGCTACATCGCCAATCCATCCTGGCAGCAGCGGCTGCGCAGTTGGCTGGCGGAGGTGGGCGCATGAGGTACGGCAGCGTTTGCAGCGGTATCGAGGCCGCGTCCGCCGCATGGGGTCCGCTGGGTTGGCAGCCCGCGTGGTTCTCGGAGATCGAGCCGTTCCCGTCGGCCGTTCTCGCCCACCACTGGCCGCACGTGCCAAACCTGGGCGACATGACAAAGCTTGCCCGGCGGGTATTGCTCGGTGAAGTGTTCGCCCCTGATGTTTTCGTAGGCGGCACCCCATGCCAAGCATTCAGCGTGGCGGGAATGAGAGAGGGGCTGTCCGATGAACGCGGCCAGCTGACCATGAAATACGTGGAGCTTGCTGATGCAATCGACCTTGTTCGATCTCGAGCCGGAGACCCAGAAGCCGTCATCGTCTGGGAAAACGTCCCAGGCGCCCTCTCCGACAAGTCCAACGCCTTCGGATGCTTTCTTGGCGCACTCGCTGGGGAGGATCGTGAACTGCAGCCTTCAGGGAAGCGCTGGACGAACGCTGGTTGTGTGTATGGACCCCAAAGAGCAATCGCGTGGCGGGTTCTTGACGCCCAATATTTCGGAGTGGCCCAACGACGCCGCCGTGTGTTCGTTGTCGCAGGTGCTCGAGCGGGGTTCGATCCCGCCGCGGTACTTTTTGAGTCCGAAGGCGTGCGCCGGGATACTCCGCCGCGCAGAGAAGCGCGGGAAGACACTGCCGCCGATGCTGCGCCAGGCGTTGATGTCCGCAACGGAACGATCACCGGAGAGGTAGCCCATACCATCCAGGCAGGTCAGCATGCACCAGATCCTGGTGGCACGCCTCATGCCATCGCCGTTACTGGCGACATCACCCACGCCCTCAACACGGCCAACAATGGCAAGGGGTGCAGCGAGGTGCGCCAAGTCGGTGGCGATGGACAGGTCACCGGCGCCATCGCGGCCTCTCCCGGCGTCCAGCAGCAGCACTACGTGGCGCAGGCTGTCGGGTTCAACGCCCGCCAGGATACCGACCACTGGAATGAGCGTACAGGTCCGCTCGATACGGACGGCAGCACCCAGGCTGTCCATCAGGGCCTCGCCGTCCGCCGCCTCACGCCGCTGGAGTGCGAGCGACTGCAGGGATTTCCCGACAACTGGACGAGCGTTCCCTACCGCGGCAAGCCTGCCGCCGACAGTCCGCGCTACAAGGCGATCGGCAACAGCATGGCCGTGCCCGTGATGGTCTGGCTGGGCGAGCGAATTGCCGCCGTGGATGCCGTCAAGTCTGCTGAGGAGGACACCTAATGCCTAAGCCCGTCAACACGCAGCGCCCCACCTGGACCCGCGCCGAAACCGACGCACTGGAGATGCTCTACCTCGCCGGCTGGAGCTGGGCCGCCATCGCTGTGCACGTCTCCGCCATCCACGGCAACCCGCGCACCGTGCGTGCCTGCCGCTGCCGCGGCCAGGCGCTGTCGCTGACCTGCGGGGTGAGCCCCGGCCGCTCGCGCCACGCCGACCTGATCGGTGATCTCGAGGATCTGGTGGTGCTGGGCTACTCGACCCGACAGATGGCCGCTGAGCTGGGCACGAGTCAGCGCTGGGTGACCAAGGCCATTGCCAAGCACCTGTCGCCGTCGCTGCGCGCCGCCTGGCGCCAACGGGAGGGCGAACGCCGCAGTATCGGGCACAAGCGGGCTTGGACGCTGCGCAAGCGGAGGGCTGCCGCATGATCAAGCGCCGCACCATTGCCGAACTGGCGTGCACGCGTCGCGACAGCATCACCGCCGATGCCGAGAACGCCGTGCGCATGGCGATTCGCAAGGCCGAGGCCAGCGGGCGCCGCTACGGCATCTTCGCCCACGGCCATGGCCTGTTCCGCGTTCGGCGCGTCTACGGCAACCCGCGCCGGGCGCTCGAGATCGTCACGCCGAGCTGGGATTACCACAAGGACTACAGGGAGATGGAGGCATGAGCAAGGAGCTGACCTACCACATCGAGGGTCTGGGCGACCTGCGGGCCAAGATGACTACCGTCTGGGAGATGGTGTGCAAGGACATCAAGGCCGGCGCCGTGGAGGTGGTGCTGCGCAGGCCGAGCGATAAGCGAAGCCTGAGCCAGAACCGCAAGCTCTGGCCGATGTTGTCCGACGTCGCACAGCAGCAGCAACTCGTCATCGACGGCGAGCCGCAGTGGGCCGAGCCCGAGGACTGGAAGGACGTGTTCACCAACGCGCTGCGCAAGCACCAGCGCATTGCCAAAGGCATCGACGGCGGCATCGTGATGCTGGGCATGCGGACCAGCCGGATGCGCAAGCAGGAGTTCAGCGACCTGATTGAGCTGATCTACGCCTATGGGGCCGGGAACGGCATCCAGTGGAGTGAAAAGGCCCTGGCGGCCTATGAGCAGATGAGGGAGGCGGCATGAGCAGGCTGTTCATCAGCTTCAGCGGCGGCGAAACCAGCGCCTTCATGGCGCAGTGGCTGCTCGCCAACCGCGCCGACCGTTACGACGAGATCGTCTGCTTGTTCGCCAATACCGGGCAGGAGAACGAGGCTACGCTGCGCTTCGTCCAGCAGTGCGACGACGGGTATGGGCTAGGCGTGACATGGGTCGAGGCTGTCGTCAACGATCGCGGCCAGGCATGCGGCCATCGCGTCGTCAGCCATGGCACGGCAAGCCGCCAGGGCGAGCCTTTCGAGTCGGTCGTCGAGAAGTACGGTATCCCGAACCAGGCCTACCCGCACTGCACTCGCGAGCTGAAGCTCAACCCGATGATTTCCTACCTGCGCTCGATTGGCTGGGAGTCCGGCAGCTATGACTCGGCTATCGGCATCCGCGCCGACGAGATCGACCGCATCGCCGGCAATGCCCGCGAGAAGCGCCTGATTTACCCACTCATCAGCGACATAGAGATGACCAAGCCCCGGGTCAACGCGTGGTGGCAGCAGCAGCCCTTCCGGCTCCAGCTAAAGGGATACGAAGGCAACTGCAAGTGGTGCTGGAAAAAGAGCTTTCGCAAGCACCTGACCCTGATGACCGAGCACCCCGAGTGGTACGACTTCCCTGAGCGAATGGAGCGCGAGCACGGCCTGTCGGGCCACAACGTCGACGGCACCCCCCGCGTGTTTTTCCGCCAGGGAATGAGCACGCAAGAGCTGCGCGAAATCGCGGCGGGCGGGGGGTTCACGCCGGCCGGCGACGACGCTCAGGTCTACGAGGACCAGCTGTCGCTCGACCTTGACGCCAGCAATGGATGCTCAGAGTCCTGCGAGATCAGCTTCGAGGAGGTCGCATGAAGCGCACCGGCGAACTCAAGCGCAAGACCCGCCTCCAGACTCGCGCCCCACTTCGCGACAAATCCAATGCGCAGCGCAATGCGCAGAAAGGCCGCCGCAAGGTGCAGAAAGCGACCGACTGCCGCTGGCGCTCGCCGGCCTACCTCGCCTTCGTGCGGACCCTGCCCTGCTGCCTGTGCAACCAATACGGCGTAGACCCGCACCACGTCATCGGCCTGCGCTGGGGTCTATCCGGCTGGGGGCTCACTGCGCCTGACAGCTACGCAATGCCGTTGTGCCGCACTTGCCATCGCAAGACGCATCACGAGCCGGCATTGCAGCAGATGCAGCCCGAGTGGCTGATTGACACCATCAACCGCGGCCTCGACGCATTCACCGACGAGCCTATCGTCGGCGAACTGTGCGCGGCGCTGGAGTTCATTGCAGAGAGGGAGGGGGAGTGATGACTAGGGACGAACTGCTGACCAAGCTGGCGATGGAGCTGGCGGAGTGGCCTGGCGGGGCCGACAGGAAGTGGCCGCACTATGTTGCCCAAGGGTGGCAAGAATCAGTGGGGATGCTGAAGAAGGCAGGCGAAGGTCCGATAACACAAACAGATTGGCTCCAGCGCCGCACCGAACTCAACCCCACCACCAGCAGCAACACGCACAGCCAGGCCGTCGAGGTGGCTCGTGAGACGGGCACGAATCGAGCTGTCAAGGAATCCTTGACGACTGCCGCCGAAATCCTCCGCGCCGGCCTGGGCCACATGGAAGCCCGGGCTGCCACCTACGACAAGCCGCAGGGCGAGCGTTCCATGCTCGCCACCGTGCGCGCCTTCGCCTGCACCACCGGGATCGAGCTGACCGAAGAGCAGGGCTGGCACTTCATGGTGCTGCTCAAGCTGGTGCGCAGCCAGCAGGGTGGGTTGCGCATGGACTCATACGAGGACGGGGCGGCGTACTGCGGGCTGATGAGCGAGGCGGCGGCAAAGGAGCGCAGCTGATGGGCAAAACCAGCCGCACCAAGGGAGCGGCCGGCGAAAGAGAGCTTGCCGCCCTGCTCAACGAGCGCTTGGACCTCACCCTCTCCCGTCGCCTCGCCCAGTATCAGCGCGGAGGCCATGACCTGGACGGCTGGGACGGTGTGCATATCGAGGTGAAACGCTACGCCACGGCCACGCAAGGGCAGGTAGCCGGCTGGTGGCAGCAGGCGTTAGAGCAATGCGCCGGGGGTGAAACTCCGGTGCTGGCCTACCGCGCCAATCAGCAGCAATGGCGCTTCGTCATCCGCCCCTGCGATTGGGGCGGCCCGGTTGGCGAGCCGGCGGAGGTCGGCGTCGATGGGTTCGTGGCGTGGGTGCGCAACGGGCGGCAACTGCAACTGGAGGTGACGGCGTGACGACACTGCTAATGGCATGCGTCGCGAGCGCACTGGTGATGCATTGGCTCGACAGGCTTCGGGGCTATTCCATGACCGACAAGACACCCGACACGCCACCCGGCCAGCGCTATCACAACGACCCGAGGAGAAGGTGATGCAAGCAATCGAGAAGAAGCCCATGCCCGCAGGTATCTACGTGTTCTGCCTTATGCTCTACGCGGCATTGTTCGCCTACCCGGTTGCCGAAGGTGGGCTTGCCAACTTGGCGACGTTCATGTTGTGGCTGTGCGCGCCATCCATGCTTTACGTGGCGATCTACGGGGTTTTCATGGGGGACAGGCCGGGTCGTTGGAAGCGCTCGCCCCGCTGGCTCAATTGGCTGTCATGCCTGATGTTCTGGGCAGGCATAGGGTGGGTAATCTATCACGGGCACTTCGCCATTCCGGCGATGCTGACCATTGCATCTGTGCTTTTGTGGCTGGTAGCGCAGCGTAAGCGCGAGGCGGGAATTGAATGAAGTGGACCAAGGTCAGCGCCTACGCCATCCAGAGCGGCGCCTATCGGATCAGCAAGGTCAGCATCGCCGATCACGTCAGGTATGCGGTGTATCACGAATGGGAATGGCTGGGGCTGCACGAGACGGCGGACGAGGCCAGGGCAGCAGCGAAGCGACACAGCGAGGGGGAGTGATGAGAGAGCGACTGGGCATAGCGACACATCCGAAGGTGGCGTGGGCACTAGCGCTCGACAGCGGCGTGCGCTCGCAGATGGGGCCGATACTCGAGGATCTTCGCAACGGCGGCGGCGTGCAGTACAGCGCCAAGGGCGGCGCAGGGGCTGGCATCCGCGCCGAGTACGCGCCCATCTATGCGCGGATCGCCCGCATGGAGCGCGAGCAGCCTGCACTGGCAGCCATCGGGCACTGCCTGTGCCATCCCGATACGGAGCGGGCGAACGCCTATCTCGACGATGCGGTGGTGGAGGTCGAGGCCAAGGTGGTTGCCGCCATCCCGAACTGGAACGATGGCCGCGCCTGGAAGCCGGCGAAGCGGGAGCGCGTGCATTACCTGATCCACGTAGCCCTGCTGGAGCGGCAGCGCAACCTCTCAGGCGAGCAGCCGGCATGGGGACCGGAACGCATCGGGGCGATGATGGCCGATTGGTGCGGCATGCCAATCACCACCCGCAAGTGGCATCAGGACTGGCTGCCGGTGTGGAGCGTGATCCAGGCCGCCATCAACACGCTGGAGGCGGACGCCATGGAGCCCATCAGTGACGTGATCGGCGACCTTGCAAGGGCTGCCCGTGGGCGTGCGGCATGAGTCGATTTCACTCGATCTTAAGGTGCCGATGAAAATCTCTTGATTTCTTAGCCCCGATCTACTACCTTGTCACTAAGCTGGGCAGTGCTTCGCACTAGACAGCCGTCATCTTTCAAGCCCCGGGCCACACCGGGGCTTCTTCGTCTCTGCCCACGGCTTTGACGAGTGCCTGCCGGACGGCACATAGACCGGCACTTGGAGCGTGATCGTGCGCCGGGACGCACAGCAGACTGTAAATCTGCCGCCATGCGCTGAGGGGTTCGGCTCCCGCCTCGCTCCACCAATCAACACGGCCACCACCCCTGCCTTCTGGTACGTGGTGGTTTTTATTGCCAATGTCGCTACAGTGGCATAGCCAATTACGCTGGGGGTGTGGTCGATTACGCTACAGGGGTAGCCAATGTCGCCACACCCTCATGGGGGATTTCGCTGGGGTTGCTTCTTGGGCTGGAATGCCGGTATCCCGCGCTCAAGTCGTCGCGCCCGTATTGTGTGCCAGGTGACTCCCGCTTCTTTTGCTAGTTCTACGTCGCTGGTTTTGCCAAGGCGCTCAAGTATGTGCTCATGAATGGCGTGCTTGCGAGGCCCATGGCGGTTACGAGCGTCCAGTAAAGCCGGAATCTTTAGCCGCTGACGCTGAGCAGTGACCTGTATCAATGGTCGCCCCAGCATCTCGGCAACAGCGGCATCAGTGTATTTGCCAAGAGTCTCTCGCTCCCAGCGCTCCCATCGGCGAAACCGTGATTTCGTCGGTATCTTCATGTAGATGCGCTTGTTTTTTACTGAATTTCGAGGCCGCCCTAGCATGTCTGCTACAGCTTGGTCAGTATCTGTTCCAAGCATCGCGATCTCTTGATCAGTCCATTCTCGATGGAGTTTAGAGCGCTTATTTTCATCTTTCGGCATATCGGATTACCTGCTCAAGCATCACCTGCACAGAATATGACATCGTCTTCTTCCCATTGCTAAGCAGCTGAAGATAGACGCGAGAGACGCCAAGGCGTTCGGAAAGCTCTCTTTGCGTTCCGGTAATAGCGATAGCGCGCTGGATTAGGCTTGGCGCTAGGCTAGGGTCGTAGTGTGTTCGCGCGTCTATCATGCTGCATCCAGATCGGCTTCACGGCTTTTCATGCTGATGAGGTAGGCGGTGCCCTGCTCGTCTTCCATCTCGACGCCGCGATAGCCGAGGATGACTGCAGCTTCGCCGGCGATGCGCTGGATGTCCCAAGAGGCTTCAGCGAGGTCTTCCGGCTCGATGTCGCAGTCGATGCTGTGGACGTCTTCGTTCTGGGCGATCAGCTCTTCGGCGGTGTCTTCGTCGCAGCCGACCACCTCCATGACCCGCTCGACCAGCCCCTGAAGCTTCTCGGCATCGTCGTGGTAGAACAGACGGCCAGCTTCGATGATGTCGTCTTCGTCGATCTCGATGCTGTAGGTGATGTGATCACCAGCGGTCATGACGTATTCCTCATCAGCGAAGAACAGGAACTCGCCGAAGCGGCCAAAGCTGTTGATCTCGGTGATTTCTGCGGGGCTGGTGTGGAACAGTTTCATGCGTCGTCTCCTCATCTGTTGAATACAGTTTAGGATAACTGAGTTATCATTGCAACCCCTTTACCTGGATTTTTACCCCCGCCCGATGAGCCTAGTTCGCCGGGCGTTTCCGTTTCTGCCGCCCTGCCGGCTCACTCCCGGCCCTGAGACAGGGGCGGCTCCCTTTCACTCCCCCGCCGTGAGGCGCCGGAGGCCTTATGCCACTCTCCACCCACTTCAAGCGGTCTGAGTTTGCCTGCCACTGTCAATGCGGCTTCGACACTATTGATGCGGCCACGCTCGAGATCCTCGAAGCGGTGCGCCAGCACTTCGATGCGCCGGTGACGGTGACGAGCGCCGCCCGCTGTCGGGCGCACAACGCCAGCGTGGGCGGAGCCTCGCGAAGCCAGCACCTCTATGGCCGCGCCGCCGACATCAAGGTACGAGGCGTCGATCCCGAGGCGGTGCGCGACTGGATTGCCGAGCGGTTCCCGCAGGCCAGCCTGGGGCTCTACCTGACGTTCGTGCATGTCGATACCCGGTCGGACGGCCCGGCAAGGTGGCAGGGGTGATGACGCAAATACCCTCCAAGGACACCCAGCTCGATCGGCTCGAGAGCAAGGTCGATCAGGTGCTCGATCGGCTCACGCGCATGGAAGAGCGCCAGAACAGCCACGGCGCCAAGCTCGACTCTCACGACGCCCAGCTGCAGGACTACGGGCAGCGCATCCGCGAGGTTGAGCTGGCTCATGCTGTGGCCGAGGCCAACACTGGCACGCTCAATAACCGCTGGGCCGCGCTCGGCGCCGTTGCCCTAGTGGTTCTTTCCACCATCGGCGGGTTCCTCTCCCGCCTGATCGCTCCGTGAGGTACGCCATGATCCGCACCACCCTCGCCCTGCTCGCCGCCCTGACCCTGACCGCTTGCGCCGCCATCCAGTCGCCGCTCGACGACGGCTATCAGGTGGGCGATGCCATCGGCACCGTCGACACCCTGCAGGCCCGCTACTGCGCCACCGCCGACCCGCATCAGCGAGCCATCGTGCTCGCCCTGCTGTACCGCGCTGGCGTGCCGATCCCCGAGCGCGGCGCCTGCTCCGACCTCCTTGAGCTCATCGGCCCGGCCGAGCTGTCTGGCATCGATGTCGAGGCGGCCCGTGCTGATCAAGAGCGGTTCCAGGGCGATGCGCGTTGATATCCCCCATCGTCTACTGACGGTCCGGGCGCCCCGGGACACCCCGACTCCCTGGCTGTCCGGTCGCGCCACGCGCTGGATGGTGGCCGCTGACTGGCCGGTCATCATCGACGGGCGACGGGAGCAGGTGCCGGCAGGGTACATCTTCAACGGCAGCTCGATCCCCCGGGCGCTGTGGTGGCTATTCCCGCCGACCTACGCCCCGGCGTGGGAGGCGGCCTGCTGGCACGACCACTGCTACAGCCATCTCTATCACCGCATCAGCAAGCGCGAAGCTGACGCGCAGTTCCGCGCCATCATGCTCAAGCAGGGGGCAAGCCCATGGGTCGCCAGGCTGTTCCACGCTGCCGTCTCGCGGTTCGGGCGCGGCGGCTGGTAGGTAGGCCCTATGCCATCGCTCTGTTGGTGGCCATTATCGCCATCTCACTGATCCCTAGGAGGCCGCAATGACCTCACGCAGCAAAGCCACCGCCGCGGCGCGCAACAACGCTGACGCCCTGGGCGTGGGCCTGCCGGTCATCATCGCCTGGGCGCTGGAGACGTATGGCGGCGTACAGGTGCCGACCGAGGTGGCCGTGGCGGCCGCCGGTTTGCTGGCGAGCTGGGGTGCGAAGATCAAGAGGGTGCTGTGATGGGAAAGGTGGTTGAGCTGAACAAGCAGCCGAAGAACGGCGACAAGACGTTCATGGCATGCCCCTGCACGGAGGAAGGCACGAGCTTCGAGGTGCTGGTGATAATGGGTGATCGGCCCTTCATTGCCGCGCTCATCTGCCCGTCCTGCGAGCAGGAGGTTCCGGTGGTCAATGGTTACGTGGGAGCGACCGGGTAGTGCATCGGTGAGCGCCTGGCATATCCGCTGGCACAAGCCGGCCTGCGGGCGGGGCGCTCAACCAATGCGAATACCCAGCGGAGAGGTGAGGAGTGATCCTCGATCTGCGCACCAGGCAACGCGACCTGGTAGGGCCCTGCCGAGAGGCATCGCCCGCAACCCGCCGGCACGTCGTGAGACGCCCGGCCCTACTCCATCAAACCCCGCACTAGGCGGGGTTTTCTTTTAGACGCACAGGTGAAGCATGGCAGCTCCCAAAGGCAACCAGTTCTGGAAAGCCAGAACGAAGCACGGCAGAGACAAGCTATTCGCCTCTGCGGAGGTGCTATGGGAAGCCTGCTGTGAATACTTCGCCTGGGTAGAGAAGCATCCGCTGTGGGAATCCAAGCCGTTCCACCACCAGGGGGAGATAGTCACGGCCACGGTACCCAAGATGCGCGCCATGACGCTGGATGGCCTGTGCATCTTTTTGGATATCCATCGCAGCACATGGAACGACTGGCGAAACGTGGAAGATTTTTCCGAAGTCGTCACGCGAGTGGAGTCAATCATTCGCGATCAGAAGTTCTCTGGTGCCGCTGCTGACCTGCTGAATGCCAGCATCATCTCCCGAGACCTGGGGCTGAGCGACAAGCGAGAGCTCACCGGCAAGGACGGCGGCCCGATTCGGCACGATGTTCAGTCGATCACTGCTGACATGGATCCGGTGGAGGCCTCGCGCATCTATCGCGAGCACCTGAGCGCGCAGAAGACCTGATGGATTACCGTACGGCCAACTACAGCGCGATCTTTGCCCAACGTGCAGAGCGGCTTCAGCGGTTGCGCAGTGATCCGCAGCTGCTGGCAGCGGCCAAGATCCACTACAGGACGAATCCCTGGGACTTCATCACCGACTGGGGCATGACATTCGACCCTCGCAAAGTGCTGGACGGCGGGCTGGCCAACATGCCGTTCATCCTCTGGAAGAGGCAGGTCGAATACCTGCAGTGGCTGGAGGGACGCTATCAGGCGGGCTCCCGGGGGCTGGTCGAGAAGTCTCGAGACTGTGGCGTCACCTGGCTGAGCGTCGGCTGGTCAGTATCGCACTGGTGCTTCGATGATGGCTTTGCCGCCGGCTTCGGCTCACGCAAGGAAGCTCTGGTCGACAAGCTGGGTGACCCGGACAGCATCTTCGAAAAGATACGACACTTCGTCTCCCATATTCCCGACACCCTGCTCCCAGCTGATTTCTCCATGCGAGAGCACGCGACGTTCATGCGCCTCATTAGTCCGTCGACTGGCTCATCGATCACTGGCGAGGCCGGCGACAACATCGGTCGCGGCGGGCGGAAGTCGGCGTACTTCACGGACGAGAGCGCGTTCATCGAGCATCAGGAACTGGTAGATGCCGCACTGTCGCAAACGACCAACTGCCAGATCGATATCAGTACGTTCAACGGCAACGGTAATGCCTTCTACCAGAAGTGGCAGCGCTTCCAGGGTACCGACAAGCACTTCGTGTTCGATTGGCGCGACGACCCCCGCAAGGATGACGCCTGGTACCAGAAGCAGAAGGACGAGCAGTCCGACGAGACGGTGGCGCAGGAGATCGACCGCGACCCCAACGCATCGAATACGGACGCCTTCATTCCTGCCAAGTGGGTGGTGGCGGCCATCGACGCACACATCAAGCTTGGCTTCGAAGCGTCAGGCATCCGCACGACCGGCTTTGACCCTGCCGACACCGGCGATAACAAGGGGGTGGTCAACCGGCACGGCTCGGTCATCACGGACGCTGAGGAACTGACGCACGGCGATATCACCACGGCATTGCCTTGGGCCTTCGCTCACGCTGACGAACATCGGGCTGACCTACTGGGTTATGACGCAGACGGGATGGGCGCTCCGACCATGAAGGTGGCCCTGGATGGCATGGCCGCCGAGCGCTTCGATATCCAGCCTTACTATGGGTCGGGCGAAGTGCGCGACAAGGACAGGCGCATCAACCCTGGCGACCCGACCTCTAAGAAGAACGGCGATGCCTACACCAACTTCCGCTCACAGTCCGCTACGTGGCTGCGCGACCGCTTCAAGGCGACGTATGACGCCGTCCAGCGCCGCGACCAGGGGCTAATGATCAATGCCAATCCTGACGACCTGATCAGCATCTCATCCGAGTGCAAGCATCTGCATCAACTGCAGGCCGAGTTATCGCGTCCACGCAGAGTCTGGACCCGCAACGGAAAGATCCAGGTTGAAAGCAAGAAGGATATGAAGTCCCGGGGCGTTTCTTCGCCCGGACTCTTCGACGCGACTGTGATCGCGTTCAGCTTCAACAAGACCAAGGCGAGCAAGCCCAAGCCTACTTTCAAAGTTCACCGACCCCGCGACCGGGCAATGGGATACTAAATGGCCACGATCAATCCGACAGTCACTGAGCTGCGCGACGGCTCGGTCAAGAAAGTCGTGTACGCGACCCTGACCACGACCAACGACGTGGGCGCCGCCCTGCCGTTCGCCGAGTGGTTCGACCGCACCGTGCAGGCCACCGGCACCTTCGGCACCGGCGGTACCGTGGTGTGGCAGGGCTCCAACGACGGCGGCACCACCTGGGCCACGCTCCGGGATCGCCAGGGCAATGCGTTGTCGTTCACCGCCGCCGCCCTGGAGGCCGTGGACGGCATCACCGAGCTCGCCCGGCCCAAGGTCACCGCGGGCGACGGTGCCACCGACATCGACATCAGCGTGCTGTGCCTGCGTCGCACCGGGATGCGTACCTGATGGATGTTCGCGCCCTGAAACAGCTTCCGGAGGACGAGCTCGCCGCGCTCATGGAAGGCCTGGACGACGACGAACTCGAAGCGCTCAAGGAGGCCATGCAGGCCGCCGAGGACGAGCGTGTCGCCCGGCTGGACGCCCTGGGTGCGGCCCTGGCCCAGCGGCGTGCCGAGGCCATCGCGGCGCGGCAGACCTCGGGCATCGAGGAGGAGTGGCTGGCCGACGAGGAGTTCTACGAGGGCATCGACGACGCCAACCGCGGCGAGAATGCCGCCTGGTCATCGAAGCCCCCGGGGCAGGAGTCGGTGGACGCCGACGATACCTCCTCGACGATCTTCCTGAACGTCACCGGCCCCTACTGCGACGCCGCCTCGGCCAGCCTGGCCGATATGCTGCTGCCCACCGACGACAGCGCCTGGCAGCTCGCGCCCACGCCGGTCGCCGAGCTGATCCCGTTCGCCGAGGGCAATATCCCGCCCCAGGTCAAGCAGCAGGTGCAGCAAGAGGCCCGCTCGGTCGCCCCGGAGGATCCCGAGGGCTATGCGGCGCAGAAGGAAGCGGAGATCGCCGGCGAGGCGCGGCGCATCCTGGATGAAGCCAAGGACAAGGCCGAAGCCGCCCAGAAGCGCATCGAGGACTGGCACGTCGAATGCCAGTACCACGCCGAGGTGCGCAAGGTTATCGAGGACGCCGCCAAGGTTGGCTCCGGGGTGCTTAAAGGCCCGTTCCCCATGCGCAAGCGCCAGGTGGCTTACGCCGATGGCAAGCTGATCATCCAGGAGGAGATCAAGCCGGTCTCCAAGCGTATCGACTACCGCAACCTGTACCCCGATGGCGGGTGTGGCGACAGCATTCACAACGGCTCGTTCGTGTTCGAGCGCGACGACATCACCGAGAAGCAGCTGCGCGAATTGATCGGCACGCCAGGGTACGAGGAAAGCCAGATACTCTCCGTGATCGACGAGGGGCCGACCGAGGCCGGCAGGGTGCACCAGGACGTCGGCGAGATGCGCCGGCGCGAGACCAAGACGCTGTACGAGATCTGGTACTACTACGGCGACCTCACCCGGGAGGACCTCGAGGCGGCCGGCTGTGAGTGTGACGAAGACGCGGGCGACACCATTCCGGCGCAGATCGCCATGGTTAACAACCGGGTGATCAAGGCGACGATGAACCCGCTGGACACCGGCGAATTCCCCTACGACATCATGGTGTGGAAGAAGCGCAACGGCATGCCATGGGGCGTGGGTATCGCCCGTTTGATTCGCACTCCGCAGCGCATGATCAACGGCGCCGCCAGGAACCTGATGGACAACGCCGGTTTGGCCGGTGGTCCAATGTGGGCGTTCAAGCAGGGCATCCTTGAGCCGATGGATGGCGTGGCCGAACTGGCCCCGCGCAAGGGCTGGATTGCGTCGGACGACGCCGACATCGACAACATCCAGAACGCGTTCACCTACTTCAAGCTCGACATGTGCGTCAACGAGCTTCAGGCGATCATCTACCTCGGGCTCAAGATGGCCGAGGACGTCACCGGCCTGCCGATGATCATGCAGGGCCAGATGGGGGCGCAGAAGCTCGATACCCTGGGCCAGACCCAACTCCTGAACAACAACGCCAACATCGTGCGGCGCCGGATTGCCCGGCTGTTCGACGACCTGGTGACCGAGCCTCACGTGCGCCGCTACTACGCCTACCTGCTGCAGTACGGCGAGGACGAAGAGAAGGGCGAGTTCGTGATCGACGCTCGCGGCAGCTCGAACCTCGTGGAGCGCGCGGTACAGAAAGAAAAGACCATGGAGTGGCTGCAACTCTCGCAGAACCCGATATTCGGCATCGACCCCAAGCGCGTGGCCAAGGAGCTGCTGCGCGCCGACAAGTTCGACCCCAAGGCCTTCGAGTTCGACGATGAGGAATGGCGTGAAGTAGTTGAAAAACTCTCGCAGCCGCAAGCAGACCAGGGCATGCAGGCCAAGATGGCCGAACTAGAGCTCAAGCAGGCCCAGATGGAGTTCGAGCAGCAATTCAAGGCCCAGCAACAGCAGTTGGACGGCCAGAAGCAGCAGTTCGACCAGCAGTATCAGGCGGCCAAGCTCCAAAGTGAACAGGAGATCGCCCGCCAGGAAATGGCGTTGAAGCAAGGATTAACCCTCGCGGAGCTTGAGGCCAAGCTTGGGCTTGAATCGCAAAAGCTCGAACTCAAGGCTCGTGAGACCTCTGCACAGTTGCAGAACCAACGCGACCTTGAGGCCGCGAAGCTGACCGATAGCCAAAATGAAAGGCAGGCCCGACGCGACAATCAGGCCATGGGATTCGATAGTTTTTGAGGGTAGAATGGCGATGTGCGGCTAGGGTAGCTCCCGAACCGGCCGGTTCATCACCGGCCTTGCCGCACCCCAGCTGTGATGATGACTCTTTGATGGAGAGCCACAATGAAAGTCACCCCCGAGATAGTCCGCGAGCTTCTGCACTACGATCCAGAGACAGGGGCATTCACCTGGCGTGAGCGAGACCGAAGGTGGTTCAAGAGTGGGCGCGACTGTAGGGCATGGAATACTAGGTATGCCGGTAATCGCGCCGGACGCGTCTGGATTGGGCGATACGGTTACCAGAGCCGGATGGTGGGCCTGTTAGGCTGGAAATCCTACGAACACCACCTGGCGTGGATGTGGATGACCGACGAGCCACTCCCTGAGCAGGTTGACCACAAGAACCGAGATGGCAGGGATAATCGTTGGTGCAATTTACGCGCTTCGACAGTCACTGAGAACGGTCGCAATCAATCGTTGAGCCGCCGCAATACCAGCGGCACCATCGGTGTCACATGGGATAGGCGAGCCGGAATGTGGAAGGCGCAATGTAGGATCGATGGGCAGCAGCAGAACCTCGGCAACTTCCACGACATCGAAGAGGCTAGGTGTGTAGCGAGGGAGTTTCGCGCCGCCCATGGCTTCGACCCTGGTCACGGCCAGCAGGTAGCCCACTACCACGCACCCTGAAAACCCCGAACATTTCAAAGCCCCGCCATTGAGCGGGGCTTTTTCATACCCAGAATCCGAGGCTGAGCAATGATTCACACCTTTTCCGAACTCGATAAGTCTCAGCCGTGGTTCAAGTCGCTCAAGGGTTCCGTGGAAGAGCGGCTCAGCAAGCTGAGAGAGAAAAATGACACCGATCGCGGACAGGTCGAGACCGCCCATATCCGGGGCCAGATTGCCGCGCTCAAGGAACTGCTCAACGACATGGCTGACAAGCCCTCACCCAAGGCCGCGCAGAGACGCAACCCCTACCAGTAGGTGATAACACATGGCAACTGAAGTGAATGAGCAAGAGCAAGAGCTGACCCCCGAGCAGATCGAGGAACAGGAAGAGGCCGCATTCCTCTCGGCGAGCCGGGGCGAGGAACCGGAAGAAGAGGCCAAGCCGGAGCCCGACGACGAGACGAAAGGCGCGGACGACGACGCCGGGAAGAAAAAAGATCCAGATCAAGACGACGCCACCGCCGCAACCGAGGGTGGTGACGATAACACGGCCGACGCCACGTCAGTCGATGACGAATTGGCCAACCTTCCCCCTTCCGTTATCGCGAAGTTGGAAGAACGGCTGACGAGCCAGATCGAGCAACGCTTGTCTGGCCGGCTTCGCAACATCGAGGGCCACATTGGCGGACTCAAGCACAACCTGACCGAGCTCTCGGCCGCCTCCAAGGCCGCCAAGGAGCAGGGTGGTGAGGCCCCCAGCAAGGCCCAGATCAACGAAGCCATGCAAAGCGGCGAGAAGCTCACCGCGTTGAAGGACGATTTCCCGGAATGGGCCGAGGCCCTGCAGGAAGGTCTGGACGCCGTGGCGAGCCGAATCCCGCAGATCGACGAGGGGGCGATCAACCAGCGCCTCGAATCCACCGAACAGACGGCGCAGCAGTTGATGCAACGCGCCCGTCAAATGGCCCGCCTGGATAACACGCACCCCGACTGGGAGCAGACCATCCAGACCGGCGCCTATCAGAACTGGCTGGCCAACCAGTCAGAAGAAACTAGGCAACTTGCAGAATCCAGCGAAAGCGCCGCCGACGCCATCAAGGTGCTCAATGCCTTCCAAGAGCACACCCAGGCCTCGGCCCCTGATCTGACCGCTCAACGCCGCCAGACATCAAGGCTGGAAAGCGCCATCACCCCCACCACCGGTGGCCAGGTGACCCGGCGACAACCGAAAACCGAGCACGAAGAGTTCCTCGAGGCTTTCAACAGCCGAGGGTAATCAGATCAGGAGGCCATCATGGCGACTCAGAACTACTCCACCGCGACACCGCGGATTGGCAAGCTCAAGGGCGAAATCCTCAAGCATGCCGTACCGGTCACTGCCCTGGGCATGTCCGGCGATCAGAAGAAGGTCGGCAAGAACCAGTCCGACACCGTGATCTATCGCCGCTGGCTGCCGAAGGGTGGCGCGACCACCAACGCGACCACCATCAACCAGTGGTCCGTGGATGCCAACGACCACATCACCACCGAAGGTGTCACCCCGACCGCCGATACCCTGGCGCCGCAAGACATCACCGTCCAGCTGCAGCAGTACGCCTGCCTGTACAGCTACTCCGACAAGACCGCCGATCTCTACGAGGACAAGATCCCCGACGAGATGAAGCAGCAGGTCGGTGAGCGCATGGGCCTGGTGCGGGAGATGATCGACTACGGCGCGCTCAAGGGTTGCACCAACAAGTTCTACGCTGGCGGCACTTCCCGCGCCACCGTGGACGAGGCGATCTCCCTCAACCTGCTGCGCAAGGTCACTCGCTCCATCAAGGGCAACCGTGGCCGCCCGGTGACCAAGGTGCTGTCCGCTTCGGCCGACTACAACACCGCCCCGGTCGAGCAGGGCTACATCGTCTACGTACACACCGACGGTGAGAACGATATCCGCAATCTGCCGGGCTTCATTGCCACCGCCGAGTATGGCGCGCGCAAGACTCTGCACGAGTGCGAGATCGGCTCAGTCGAGAACTTCCGGTTCATCGTGTCGCCGGAACTCAACCCGATCGCCGACGCGGGAGCGTCTGTCGGCTCTACCGGCCTGCAGTCCACCAGTGGCTCCAACATCGACGTCTACCCGTTCATCGTGGTGGCCGCCGATGCCTGGGCCAACGTCGCCCTGCGCGGCATGGGCTCCCTCGACCCCATCCACATCCCGGCCAGCAAGCAGGACAAGAGCGACCCGCTCGGTCAGCGCGGCTACCTCGGGGCCAAGTTCTGGTCTGCCGCCTTTGTGCAGAACGATTTTAGCGGTCGCCTCGCAGCGTAAGCTGCGTTGAACAACTGGGTGAATTGCTGGAACCCCCTTAGAGCTGATCAGGCTACAACGTAGGGATGAAACACGCCCAAGCGTGAATGCTTGAGAACTGATCAGATTGGGCAATCAGCAGCCAAGGTCCGAACAGGACAAGGTTCATCGACTATCCCGCAAGGGAGTAGGGCCAAGTGGCCCGAAGTGCCCAGCCCCCGAAAGGGGTGATGATATAGTCAGGCCTGCATGGAAACATGCAGCGGCTCCGGTTGACCGCCGGGGCGGCTCGCAGGTAACGACTGCGGGTGAACAAGCACGGGCTGGATGGCGGTCGTCGAAGCAGGCACAACTGATCTTTAATCGGTTGCGTCAACATTCCCCATAGTGGCATGATGCACACCATGTAGGTATTGAGGTGTGTGTTATGCCCATAGACAGGAATTGCGTGGTTTGCGGAAAGGGTTTTTCGGTCAAGGCCAATAGGGCCGAAACTGCGAAAACTTGCTCCAATGAGTGTCGAGGCAAGCTGCAAGCACAGCGTTATGCGAGGGAGCGCCCCACGCTGAAGTGCGATGGTTGCGGCAATAGCTTCCAGGTGAAGGCCCATCGTGTCGGCACGGTCAGATACTGCTCGAGCGCCTGCAAGACCGAGGCAAATCGGGTGGAGATCATCTGTGCTTGCTGCGGTGAGCCGTTCTGGGTTTTCAAGTCACAGAAGTCGCGCAGGTCGTACTGCTCGAACGCCTGCCGCGGGCAGGCCATGAAGCGAGCCGAACTGCAGTGCGAAACCTGTGGCAAGGCATACAGCAAGGTGCGTAACGCCGCCGAGGCGTCCCGTTTTTGCTCGAAAGCGTGCCTTGATAAATCCAAGCTGAACCGGGTCGACAAGACCTGCGAGCACTGCGGCACCGGCTACTCCGTCAACGGATATCGCGCCGACGCCTCAAGGTTCTGTTCAGAAGCCTGCAAGTGGAAGTGCTTCACTGGAAACGAGCACTGGGAGTCGCCCGACGGGAAAACCCCCGAGGGCTACAAGCGCTCCGGCACCAATGGCCTCGTGCATCGCGATGTGATGCTGGCGTGGATGCTGGAAGAAGCACCCGACCACCGCTTCATCGTCGAGGAAGATGGCGAGAAGCGACTGGCCTCCTGGGTTGATGTGCATCACATCGACAGGGACCGCTCTCACAACGAGCGCGGCAACCTGCTTGCCCTACTGAGAGAAGCCCACTCGAGACTGCACCACTCACGCAAAAAGCCAGACCCCGGGGAATGTTGGCCACCCGATCCACCAAGATACTGACACCTGAACAAGGCCCTGCGGGGCCTTTTTTCATAAGGAACACACCATGAGCAACAACCTCTCCGAGCGCCACTACGGTGGTACGTTCTGCCTGGCCAAGGCCGGGCTGACCGAAGGCACCAACGCCACCACGATCCAGATTGCCGCCCCCAACGGAGCCGGCGTGGACTTCTGCATCGACGGCATCCTCTACCACAAGGCAGATACCGACAACATCGCCATGACAGCGCTGGATCAGCAGGCGGATGACACCACCTGCCTGTACCTGGTGCAGATCAATGCCAGCGGCACGGTGTCGATGGTCAAGGGCGATGAAGTGGCCACTGCCGACCTGGCCAACGACGAGGTCATCGCACAGTGGCCTGAGCCCACGGCGGACAACTGCCCCCTCGGCGGCTTCCGCATCGTCACTGACGGCGGCACGTTCACCTCCGGCACCACTGACCTGAGCGGTACCGGTGTCACCGACACCTTCTACGACTTCTTCGCCGTGCCCCCGGCCGGCCTGACGTCGTAACCCCATCCACCTCGCCATAACGAGCCCGCCTAGCGCGGGCTTTTCTTCGACAAATCGAGGTATTCGACATGGCTCGTTTATTCGGCAAGCAAGACAATCTCACCGTCACCGACAAGCTGCGGCTGCCCAGCGGCGCACGGCTGAAGCTGGTCGCCGCCGACGGCACGGAAACCGACGTGACCCCGACCGAGCTCTCCAAGCTGACCGGCGCCGGGGCGACCATTGCCTCTGGCACCACGCAGAGCAAGATCGCCGACGCCAGCACTGCCCACGCACTCAACGCCACCTTCAGTGATACCGAGGTCGAGGCGGCACTGGATGCGCTGGGCACCAAGATCAACACCGTCATCGATGCACTGGAAGCGTTCAAGCTCGCCTCGTCCAGCTGATAACGCCTTTCTGAACGATCACTTCTTGGCCGCCTTCGGGCGGTCTTTTTTGTACCCGGAGACAACTACATGGCACGTCAACGCAACGCCGCCGCCAAGGCGACTCAGGCCGACGAAACCCAGCCGGAAGAGACGAACCCGGACGGCGGCTCACAGCTAACCGAGCTGCAACAGGCCAACGAAGAGTTCAACGCAGAGAACGAGCGCCTTCGCCAGCAGCTGGCCGATATGCAGGCGGCGATGGCCAGGAACAACCCCGTCACGCGCGAGAAGCGCCTGGAGACCGGCGAGCACCAGGTAGGCCAGGACGGCGTTGCTGCGTTCGATGGCGACACCCTGATCAAGCCGGAAACCCGCACGCTCGATGACCCGAACATGATCCATAAGGCCGAGATCCTCAAGTTCATGGAGGAGCCGGTCACGGTGGAAATCCAGGAGGTGGCGGACGAGAACGCCGACCACGGCTTCGTCATCGAGGTCAACGGCAAGGCCGAGCCCTTCCGCCGCGGCGAGCGCAAGACCGTCAAGCGCTACTTCGTCGAAGGCCTGGCCCGCGCCAAGCGCACCGGCTACCGCAACCAGCTCGTCGTCGACCCCGTCACCGGCGAGAAGGAATACCAGTACCCGGCCAAGACCGGCTTGCGCTACCCGTTCAGCGTCATCCACGACGGCAACCCGCGCGGTGCCGATTGGCTGAAGGCGGTTTTGAGGCAGCCTTGAGCCATAGCCAGCAAGCCATGGTAGAATTTCAGCGTGCGGCTAGGCCGGCCAGCCGAAAAGGGAGCACGTCACTCCCCTGCCGCACCCTCTCAATGACGATAACGGTGACGACGTTATGGAAATCACACCCGAGATAGTCCGCGAGCTACTGCATTACGATCCTGAGACCGGCGTCTTCACTTGGCGCAAACGCGATCGCTGTTGGTTTAATGCAGATCAACCATGGAAGACGTGGAATAGTCGGTTCGCCGAGCTGCGAGCTGGTCAGGTGTGGACTAGTCCGGACACCGGATATCAGTGCCGAAGGATCAGAATTCTTGGGCAAGCCAGGGCTGAGCACCGCATTGCTTGGTTGTATATGACAGATAAGCCCCTTCCGCCGCAGATTGATCACGAGAACCGCGACGGCACCGACAACCGGTGGTGCAACCTGCGGGCCTCAAACTTTACGGAAAATCACCGCAATATCTCCATGTCCAGCAGGAATACCAGTGGCATAACTGGCGTCTACTGGAATAAAGAGCGCGGCAAGTGGCAGGCGAACTGTAAGATTAACGACAAGACCAAGTACCTAGGTCGCTTTGACGATCTCGATGATGCCGCCAGGGCCGTTGCAACATTCCGCGCAGCTAACGGATTCGATCCCGGCCACGGCATGGAGATCGCCCACTACCGAGCACCCTAAAAGCCCTGACATTCCAAAGCCCCGCCACCGAGCGGGGCTTTTTCATGCCAACTCGTGAGAGTCGCAAATGAACTATCTGGCATTGGTCCAAAGACTCAGGCAGGAAACCAATTACGCCAATGTCGGCCCCTCATCCGTGACCGGCCAGACCGGTGACCATGCGCGCGCGGTGTCGTGGGTGGCCGACGCCTACACCGAACTGCAGAACCGCTATCCGTGGCGGTGGATGCGCAAGGAGTTCACGCTGACGACCAGCGCCGACGTGGATACCTACGACTACACCTCGGCTGTTGACGGCGGCAACACCATCACCCGCTTCAAGTCGTGGCACTTCGGCGACATCTACAACCCGCCCAAGAGCTACCTGGAGTCGGCCGGCGTCGGCAGCGAGTCACGCATGACCTTCCTGCCCTGGGCGCATTTCCGCTCGATCTACCGGATCGGGGAGGTCGCCAGCGGTGCCCCCCGTTTCATCACCATCGACCCCAACGACAACATCGTCCTCGGCCCCAAGCCCGATGCCGCCTATGTCATCACCGGGGAATATCACCGGGCCGCGCAGGTGCTCGCCGCCAACGATGACGTGCCCGAGATGCCCAGCGACTACCACATGGCGATTGTCTACCTGGCGATGGAGGACTTCGGCCTGTACGACGCCGCCACCGAGATCCTCAGCCGCGCCCGCACCAAGGGCCGGCGTCTGACGCGGCAGCTCGAGCGTACCCAACTGCCCAAGATGCGCATGTCGGGGCCGATGGCATGAGGATGCCCGAGAAGCAGGTCGACATCGTTCCGCTGCATGGCGGACTGGACCAGGCCTCGACCGTGCTCAATATCCAGCCCGGGGCGGCACTCGAGCTGCTCAACTTCGAGCCCGAGCTGGAGGGCGGCTATCGGCGCATCGCCGGCTACGAGCGCACCGATGGACGGGCGGCACCGTCGGACGCCCTGTACTACACCGTCGAGGTGGCGGACTCCTCGGGTATCGCCGTGGGCGCCACCCTGACCGGCGACACGTCCGGGGCGACCTCTGAGGTGGTGATCAAGGACGACGACACCAACACCCTGGGGGTGACCGATCTCTCCGGCAATTACACCCTTGACGAGACCGCCAACGGCACGACCATCACCGCGGTCGAGGTGCTCAACGGCCAGGACGACAACACCATCAGCGACACCTGGCAGATGGCCGCCGAGGACTACTATCGCGACCTGATCGGTGCCCTGCCTGGCGATGGCGATGCCCTGTACGCCTTCCAGTTCGGCGCCACTCGGTACGCCTTCCGCGCCGATGCCGGCACGGTCAAGCTCTACAAGAGCTCGTCTACCGGCTGGACCCTGGTGCCCTTCTTCGACGTGCTGTTCTTCGATGGCGGCGCGATGAGCGACGGCGAGATCACCGAAGGCACGGTGATCGACGGCGCCACCTCTCTGGCCCAAGGCACGGTCAAGGTGTTTGTCAAGAATGCCGGCTCCTACGGATCGAATGCCTCGGGTTACATGGTGCTCGACGTCACCACCGGCACCTTCCAGGACAACGAGGACCTGACGGTTGGCGGTACGATCAAGGCCAAGGCCGACGGCGCCGACACGCCCATCACGCTGGATGCCGGCGGGACCTTCCAGCACATCGTCCACAACTTCTACGCCACCAGCGGTGGTAAAGCGGTCTACGGCTGCGACGGCGTCAACCCGGCCTGGGAGTTCGATGGCACGGTGCTCGCGCCGATCTACTACCCGGCGCCGGACGAGAACCCGTCATGGAACGCGCCGCTGTTCATCGCCGCCCACAAGATGCACCTGTTCCTGGCCTACGAGCCGGGCACAACGGCGCACAGCGCGCCCGGTGAACCGCTGGTCTTCTCGGCCATCCTGGGTGCTGGCGACTTCGGCCTGGGCGACACCCCCACCGGCATGACGACCCGCGCCGGCGAGGTGCTGGCCCTCTACACCCGCAGCAAGACCTATGGCCTCTACGGCAGCAGCGCCCTCAACTGGGAACTGCGGCTGATCTCCGAGACGTTCGGCGCCAAGCCCTACACCGTGCAGGCCATCGGAACCGTCTATGCCCTGGACGACAAGGGCATCGCGCCGCTGGAGCGAGTGCAGGCGTTCGGCGACTTCGAGTCGGCCACGGTGTCGCGCTACGTGCGCGACATCATCAGCGCCTACAAGGATAAGGTTCTTGGCTCGGTGACGCTCAAGGAGCGCAACCAGTACCGGCTGCACTTCACCGACGGCGACGCCCTGGTGATGGCCTTCGACAGCTATGTCGGCGCCGACTACCCCGCCTTCTCGCTGATCCGTTATCCCGACGTGCCGACCTTCATCTCCACCTCTCAGGACGCCAACGGCGACGAGGTGGTGCTGTTCGGCGACGCCTCCGGCTTCATCTATCAGGCCGAGCGCGGTTACAGCTTCGACGGCGACGAGATCGAGTTTGTGTTCCGCACGCCATTCCTGAACCAGAAGGCGCCGCACGTCCGCAAGACCTACCGCGACCTCTACGTCGACGTCGAGGCCGATCACCCCTTCACCCTGTCGGTGGCCTTCGATCTGTCGTTCTCCGAGCTCTACAGTGCCGCCAACAACCTGCAGTCGTTCAGCTTCGCCGGGGCCGGCGGCGATTGGGATAACGCGGACTGGGGCGAGTTCTTCTGGGATGCCGAGACGATCAGCTCACGCGGCATCGCGCTGGCCGGCACCGGCCGCAACGTCTCGCTGTTGTTCTACGGCAACTCGAAATACATCCGACCCTTCACCATCCAGACCCTGGAGCTCCATTACCTGGCGCGGCGACTCAGAAGAGGCAGATAAATGGCCAACGATTTCTACAACGTCACCACCGATCTTCAGCCCTTCACTCGGGCGCGCAGCGGGGTGCTTGATGCCGAGTTTGCCGGCATTGCCACCGGGTTCGGAAAATTGCCCTCCGAGTCGCGACTGCTCAGCGGCAACAGCAACTTCGTGGCCGCAGGCGGCACCGCCAATGCTATCGCCGTCTCAGCCCCCACGACATGGACCAGCTACACCGGCAAGGACGGCTATGTGCTGTCGATCAAGATCGCCACCACCAATACCGGCACGGTGACGCTCAATGTCGACAGCCTCGGCGCCAAGGTCTGCGTGCGCAACGACGGCACCGCCCTGCAGGCCGGCGACCTGCAGGCCAACGGCGTCTATGGCTTCGTCTATAACAGCTCGGATGGCAAGTTCCACGTCAATGCCTACCAGGGCATCGTCACCGACGCCACGGCTCAGGCCGATGCGGCCGCCGCCTCGGCAACCAATGCCGCGACCAGCGAGAGCAACGCGGCCTCCAGTGCCAGCAGCGCATCCACCAGCGCCTCAAACGCCGCCACCAGCGAAACGAATGCTTCGGGCTCGGCGACCACTTCCACCAATTACGCCACCAAAACCGATGGATTTGCCTCGGGAACCGACAATTCATCCAAGTCATGGGCAGTGGGCGGTACGGGTGATGGTAATCCCACGGCGGGCTCGGCCAAGGACTGGGCCACAAAAGCCGAGGACTCCCTGGTCGATGGTAGCGGGTACTCGGCCAAGCACCACGCGGCCAAGGCATCGGCCTCAGCCAGCGCGGCCGCGACATCGGAGGCTAACGCGGCAAACAGCGCCTCCAGCGCGTCAACCTCGGCATCCAATGCCGCGACCTCCGAAACCAACGCCGCCTCTAGCGCCAGTGCCGCCAGCACGTCCGAGACGAACGCGGCCAATTCGGCCAGCGCAGCCAGCACCAGTGAGAGCAACGCGGCCTCCAGCGCCACCGCCGCTGCGCAGTCCTACGATGATTTCGATGACCGTTATCTTGGCCCCAAGAGCAGCGAACCGACCACCGATAATGACGGCAATCCCCTGCAAGAGGGCGCGCTGTACTGGAACACAACCACCAAGAAGCTGCGCATCCATGACGGTTCTGCCTGGACCGCAGCGGCTTTCGATACCAACGGCGCCCTTGTCGCGGCCAACAACCTATCCGATCTGGATGACGCCCCCACGGCGCGCACCAATCTCGGCCTAGCGGCGGTGGCGGCGAGCGGCGCTTACGGTGATCTTAGTGGCAAGCCAGGCACGGCCACCAGCTCGACGGATGGCCTGATGGCTTCGGCCGACAAGTCGAAGCTCGACGGCATCGAGTCTGGCGCCACCGCCGATCAGACCAAGGCCGACATCGACGCCCTGGGCATCAACGCCGATACCGTGGACGGCAAGCACGCCGCCGATCTGCAGGACAAGCTCGTCTCCGGTAGCAATATCAAAACGCTGAATGGCGAGTCGCTACTGGGCAGCAGCGACATCAGCGTGGGCGGTGGCGAGTGGGAGTTGCTGGGAGTCTACGACTTCTACTCCCCAAACGATACCGCCGTCTACGATTTCACCTGCCAGACGGGGGATGTGTTTAAGATCACCCCATTAGGGGAGCACGCAGGCACTGATGCTTTCCATCATTTGGGTATTCAGTTTCTCGATGCAAGCTCGAATGTTCTCGGCTCCGGAAGCTATGAATATCAATTGATCGAGCACGACATATCTCCATCTACGATAAATAACACGTCTTCAGCCGGGCAAATCCGACCATTTGGCGATGTTGACACTTATGCTCGCCTGGGTCTCGGCGAGTGTGTGATAATGCCTGATAAAAATGCTGTTGCATCGTTTTGGATGAGATATTATTTATCGGGACAGGGCGCCATCTATTCCCTTAATGGAGAGAGCGGGTCAATATCTTATGGTAGTGCATCGCACTTTAGAATTTTTAATGCTGATGGATATGCTTACAACGATCTAAAATTTGCCGTCTACCGAAAGAGGCTTCTGTCATGACATACATGGTTGACGGGGTCGCTGTGGACCCGAGCCAATCCCAGGCTGACAGCATCGCCTTCACGCTATCGTGCGTGGACAGCGAGGAGCAGAAGCGAAAGGTGTACCGCGAACAGCGCAAGCATGCGCTGCGCAGGGAGGCAGAAGCCGCCTACCGCCAGTCGGTCACCCTCCCTGATGGCACCATCTGGAACGGCGGCATCGACGCCGCCATTAAGATCGACGGGGCCGTGCGCCTGGCCGAAAACGCCGGACTCACCGAAGTGACGCTGTATGACATCGACAATGCCGAGCACGTCATGACCATCGCCGATGGCAAGGCCGTCGCCTCGGCCATCGCCAGCGAGTATCAGCGCAAGCTGGCGGCCAAGCAGGCGGCGTTTCGCGAGCTTGGCGCCATCGACCTGTCGGCGGACGACGCTCGCGCGCAGATCGACGCCGTGACGCTGAACCTGTAGCCCCGGCACGGCATCATCACCATTGCGGCTCCGCAGTCGCAGGCCAATGCTGTGAAGCATAGGAGAGATCATGGCCACGCCCATGCCCAAGAAGAAGACCGGCGGTCTGCTGAGCAGCGCGACCGCCACGCCCTCCATCACCGCGACCTCAACCTCGCCCACCATGACGGCCACCAGCCAGTCGTCTCAGCAAAGCCAGCCGTCGTTCAACTACCGCACCGACTACAACGCCAACGGCACGCTGTGGAAGGAAGGCGGTGATGGCAAGCGGCAATGGATCGGCGGCACGCCGACGTTCGGCTCGGACCAGATTGCCCAGTACCTGAACAAGGACCCAGCCGAGGTGAAGCGACAGCTCGGCTTCGACCACCTGCCGGCGCAATGGCGGGATTACAACTGGGGCGAGATCCTCAACTCGGACAACCCGCTCGGGACCATCCAGGGGCTGAAGCAGACCGCCTACGATTCCAATCCCGAGACGGCGCAGCAGTATCGCTCCCATATCGGGTTCGACGAGAACCACATCCAGAGCGGCCGGGTAGCGGCGCGCATCGACCCCAAGACGCGGCAGCTCACGGGATTCACGGCGCTGGACAACAACGGCGTGCCGCTCGACACCACAGGATGGTATGCCGACTCGATGCTCGAGACCTTGAATCGCTATGGCATCGATCGATCGGAGCTGTCTGGCCTTGCCGAGGCACTGGAATCGGCCGGCGTGAACTACCAGCCATACGACCTGTACTCCGGTACCGGATCCGATCAGGGCGTCAATTTGCGCGACCTGGCGTCGGGCGGAATGGGCTCAGCCTACGACTGGACCGCCGGCACCAACAACGCGATGAAGGGTGATTCGGCGGCTGAGCGCACGGCGCGAAACCAAGCGCTGTACGACGACATGGGCGTTACCAAGAACCCCGCTGTCACCACAGAGCAGGGGATCGACCCGACCCGTTTCGAGCCGCAAGGGGATCGACGATATGTCGTCTACAACGGCGGCACGGCAAGCTGGTATGCCACGCCCGAGCAGGCGCAGGCGGCGGCCAACCAGAACGGCGGCAGCGTGTATGACGCGGCTGGTGGCGATGTCATCTACACCCCTGGCGGGTCAGGAAGCCCGGCAGGGCAAGGTGGGAGCGGAACCCAGGCAGGTGGCACCGGAGGCTCCGGCGCACCCGCCGGCGGAAATGCCGCGCCCACCTACACCACGCCAGACTACGAGCAATACACCGCGCCTGGCTATCAAGACTACGCCGTGAACACCAGCGCCCCTTCATCACAGGCCGGGGACTACTTCATGCAGAACAATGGCGCACTCTCGACCGCCTGGCAGGACAACGCCAGCCCCTGGCAGGCGTACCAGGACCGCAGCTACGTGACCAGCTCGGCGCAGGGTATGCCGGACGGTACCCAGAACGCGCAGTCGTCGGCGGCGCTGGTGGACAGCCTGCAGGGCGCCGCTACCCGACAAGTGGGCGAGAACGAGACGGTGCAGGGGCTGTTGGGTCGCATTCTCGCCGAGGACTCGCCGCTCATGCAACGGGCTGCCAACCAGGGCACGCAGCAGGCGGCACGGCGCGGCCTGCTCAACAGCTCCATGGCGGCGGGGGCGGCGCAGGGAGCGATGATCGACCGCGCCCTACCCATCGCCTCGCAGGACGCGCAGACCTATTCGCGCCAGGCGCTGGCCAACCAGGACGCCACCAACCGCTTCGCGCTGACCAACAACCAGTTCCGCCAGAACATGTACGCCCAGGACGACAGCCAGTCGTTCACGGCAGCGCAGTCGGCGCTGGACCGCGCCCAGCAGCGCGACCTGACCAACGCGCAGTACAACTTCCAGGGCGACCAGGCCAACCTCGACCGGCGTCAGCAGCGCGACATGACCCTGCTCGGCGCCGACATTCAGGCCGACCGCGATAATCGCCTGGCGGGTCTCGACGCCGACATGGCGCGACTCAATGCCGACCTGCAGGAGGCGCAGGCGCAGAACGACTTCGCCCGCACCCAGGCGCTCACCCAGCAGCAGGCGGACCTGCAGCGTGAGCGCGACACCCTGCTGTTCGGCCAGGACCTGGAGCGTATGACCGCCGACTACGGCTTCCGTGGCGACCTCGCGCAGCAGGAGTTCCAGAACGCCATGCGCGAGATGTTCGCGGCCTCCAAGGGTAACGCCTGGGCGGTGATGAACAACAACGTCACCGACCTGGTGGCGCAGGCCTCGGCGCAGATCGACGCCATCCAGCAGAACCCCAACATCTCGGCCGAGGACAAGGAATCGATGATCAATGATGTGATCTCGCGCCGAGACACCGACATCGAGTTCCAGCAGGGGCTCTACAGCAGCCTAAGCGACACGCTGCTCAACACCGGCGTGTTCCCGACCGGCATTACCAACCAGCAGGATGGTCAGCGACAGCGCGCCATCGCCCATGCGTACCGCGAGGTACTGGGTCGCGAGCCGGACGACGCCGGCATGGCCTACTGGATGCAGCAGGACCTGACTCCTGAGCAAATCCGCCAGACTATCGCCAACAGCGCAGAAGCCACGGGAGGTCAATAATGGGACTGCTTGACGGAATCGACTCCGTGCTCGACAGCGGCGCGGTGGAAGCCGCCGTGGACGTGGGCAGCAGCGCCGGCAATTGGTGGGACACAGCGCTGGACTGGGGCACCACAGCCTTCCAGTGGATGGAGGACCATCCCGTGGCCACCAGGGTGCTGGGCGGCGTAGTGGGTGGTGCCGGGCAGTACCTTGCCAAGCGCGAGCTTCAGGACCGCGAGTCCGAGCTGCTGCGCAAGCAGTGGGAGCGCGAACGCAGGGCGCAGATGATCAGCCCCGGCAAGGTCAGCGGCTACGGTTCCCACGTCGGCCAGTTCGGCGGCGGCCTGCTCACCGGTGGCCCGGTGGCCGGCTATCGTGGGCTGCGCGAACGCGAGGAGGGGTAGGCGATGGGCTGGGCAGATTCAGCAGCGGACGGCGCCACCGGCGGCCGAGGAGGCTACGGCGGCGGCGCGGGCGGTGGCCGCGGTGGCGGCGGCTTCGACGGCCGTGACACCCCCGGCTCGCCCAATGCGGCGGACGGTAAGCGCGGCTCCAGCATGGGGCGAGACGGCGGTAGGGCGGGCGATGCCGGAGGTGACGGCTCGACCGGCGGCTGGGCGTCCAACGTCGATGCCCAGATGGGGCCTGGGAACGCGGGCTACGGCACCAACGCCGAGTCGGTGTTCGGCGGCTGGGCCAATGAGACCCAGACGGTCGGCGGCCAGTCCTACGGTGCGATCAGTCGCGACGGGCTGACGGCTGCGCAGTCGGCCAGCGCGCGCAGCCGGGCGCACCGGGGGTCGCGCAGCGCCTTGAGCACTGGCCTGGGGATTCTCGGTGGGGTGGTCGGCGGTGTACCCGGCGCGGCGCTGGGCCTGGGCCTGAGCTCGATGATCCAGGCCAAGAACGTCACCGACTCGCTGGATGCCGTGAACGACACCTTCGGTACCTCGCACGACACCAGCTTCGGGCGCGCCGCTCGTGAATCGCTGGGCATCAACGCTGTTGGTAAGCTGGGAGGCAATATCGGCGCCAGGCTGGGCGTCGGCCTGCTGTCCTCCAACCCCGTGGCCGGTGCGGTGCTGGGGGGCATGACGCTGGGCTCGATGGCCAAGAATGCCGCGATTGATGGCGTGGGCAGCCCATCGTCACCCGCCAGCCCCGGCCGGCAAGGTGGCGATGGCGGCGGACGACCCCGTACCGGTGGACTCCTCGCCAACGAGATCACTCGCAGCCGCGCCGAGCCGGCGGTACAATCCTCGGCAGTCACTCCTTCCCCCGTCAGCGGCTACGGCAGCTACGCCGAATCCTTCTTCTCTTGATCACTCGCCGGGAGGCGACACGCTATGGCAGGACTTCTCCAGCAGGGCATGCAGCAGCCGCCAGGGCCGCCGCAAGGCCAGCCACGCCCCAGGCCCCAGGCTCCGCCCCCGCAGGGGCAACGCCCCCCGCAGGGCGAGCCGCAGGAGGGCTCGGTGGACGCTCCGCCCGAGCAGGCCAGGGAGCAGATGACCGCGCTACTCGAAGCCGGACTGGGCTACCTCTACGGCGACGGCATGAAGCCGGCGGTGCAGGCCATCCAGGCCGCCCCCGACCCTCAGGCCGGCATGGCCAAGGTGATCGGTAGCGTGATGCTCACCGCCTTCAACACCCTGCAATCCAACGGCGCCACGGTGCCGCCCAACGTGATGATGGCTTTCGGCGTCAATCTCGCGAAGGCCGTGGGCGAGATGGCCATGGAGGCCGGCATCCTGCCGGGCGATGATCCCGAGGCCATCGAAGGCGCCTTCATGGACGGCCTGGCCCGCTTCGGCCAGCTGGTGGGCAACCAGGCCATGAGCCCGGGGCAGAAGCAGCGCTACGCCGAGATGATTCGCGGCATGCGCGAGATGAAGGAGGGCGGCCAGCGCCCACCCCAAGGTGAGCCCGAGTCGCCCCAGGGTCAGCCGCAGCGCGCACAGCCCGCAGCGCAACGCCCGCAACCGGTACAAGGAGGCATGTGATGGCACTCGGACTACTGGGCGCGGCCCTGGCCGGCGGCGGCCGGGCGGTGGAGGAAAACGCCGACAACAAGCTCAAGCAGATGCGCGACCAGGCGATCATCAAGATGCGCCAGGAGTTCCAGCGCCGCGAGCGCATCGCTGGGCAGGAGTTCACCGCGGGCGAGAACCAGCAGACCCGCACGTTCCAAGCCGAGCAGAGCGGCCTCGACCGCACCCAGCAGCGCGAGCTCGCCGAGATGCGCGAGGCCGGGGCCAACAACCGATCGGCGATGAGTCGCAACGACTGGGAGGTGATGCAAGCTAACGACGGCAGCCTGGTGCGCATCAATTCTCGCACCGGCGACATCCAGCCCATGGATGCCGGCGACATGCAGTTCGGCGGCGAAAGCTGGAGCGAGCGCGACCAGGCCTACGTTGAGTCGCTGCAGTCCGAACTGGAATCCCTCCAGGAGATCGCCAAGACCGGCGTGCTCTCGGATGCGCAGCAGCAGCGCATGCAGGAGATCCCCCAGGAGATGCGAACCTACGCCCAGGGCATCGACGTCGATGATGCGGTGCTCGGCACCTACGGCAATATGCGTGGCGGCAATCAAGGCGGCAAGCTGCCGCCTGTCGGCATCCGCAAGCCGGGGCTGCTCAGCGGCGGCATGCCGGGCGAGGGAGGCCGGGGTGGTGGCGAATCGCCCGCGGCGCGCGACGTGCTCGATCAGCGGCAACAGGCGCAGCGTCAAGAGGCGAAAAATGAGCAGCGCGATGATGCGGTGGAGGAGATGGTCAAGGATGCCAAGCGGATTGCCGGACGCCTGACTATCCCCAGCAACCCCGAACCGTTCGTGCGCGGCGGGCCCAGCATGCGGCCGCAGCGCAACGCCCAGACAGACCCCGCGCTGCGCCAACAGGCCCAGCAGCGTCTCGCCGAACTGGCCGAGGCCTTCGATGCCGAGACGGACGAGCAGCGCAAAGGCGACCTCCTGGAGGCCATGAGCGCTCTGCAAGACGCCGGCATCACCCTGCCGCGATAACCCGCCACCGGCGGCGTGCTGATGCTCGCCCGCTGCCGGTAGCGACCACCCCATGTCGGGAGACATCACCCATGGCCTTGATTGACGAGCTCCGCCAGCAGAACCCCAAGCTGCGCAACCTTTCCGACCGGCAGATCGCCGACTCCCTGCGCCGCCACCCCGACTTCCAGGGCATGGACGCCAACGAGTTCAACGCCCAGGTGCTGGGCCGTGAGCCCGAGAGCGCCGAGCCGAAGAGCGAAGACCGCTCGCTGTTCATGCGCGGCCTCTCAGCCGGCATGGACCAGATGCAGGCCATGGGCGGCGGGCTGGTCGCGCTCGCCGGCGACGTCGCCGACAAGCCCGGCTGGCAGCGCACCGGTCAGGAGATCTACGACCGCAACATGGCCGAGGCCGGCGAGAGCGCGCTCGAGTACGGCTTCACCGACCTGTTCACCGACCCCGAGGCCAGCGCGCTCGACTGGGCCGCCTACACCGCGGGCAACCTGCTGCCGATGATGGCCACCTCCATCGCCGGCGGCGGCGTGGGCGGGGTTGGCGCGCGCCTGCTCGCCGGGGCCGCCGCCAAGCAAGCGGCAACTCGCGCCGGCCAAGCCATCGGCACCTATCTGGCCTCCACCGGCATGGAGGCGGGTAACCTGATGGGGCAGACCGGCGAGGCCGACGTGTCGCTCGCCCACGCCTCGATCATGGGCGCCGCCGACGCTTTGGTGCCGGTCAAGGTGCTGCGCAGCCTGGGACGCAACGAACTGGCCGACAAGGCCGCCCGGGAAATCAGCGACGGCGTGCTCGGCGATCTGCGCCGCCAGGCCCAACGGGGTACCCTGCGGACCGCGGCCGCCGGCTCGACGCTCAACCTACTGCAGGAGGCCAGCACCGAGGGTCTGCAGAACCTCATGGAGCAGCACGCCGTCTACTGGACCGAGACCGAGGGCGAGTCGCTGTTCCAGAACCCGGCCGCCGTGGACCTCAAGGCGATGATCGACGAGGCCGCCGCCGGTGGCCTGATGGGCGGCGCCGTGGGCCCCATGGCCGGTATCGGCGAGCGCCGCCAGGCCCGGCAGCAGGTGGCGCAGATCGAGGCCGCCCGTCAGCAGGCCGCCGCCCAGGGTGGCGACGCCCTCGACCAGACGATGGCAGCGCAGTCCGCCGAGCAGCAGGCCGAGGTCGAGCGACCCGCGCCCGAGCCTCGCGACCCCGCCATCTCCGCCGCCGTGGGTAACCGCCTGCAGCTGGCCATGGGCGAGCTCGACGACCTGCAGAACCTCGCCCGCGGCTCGAGCTACCAGGGCCAGACCCGACTGCGCAACATCTCGACCATCCTCGACCGTGCCGAAAAGGCCTTCGAGGAGGGAAACGTCGAGCAGGCCCAGCGGCTCACCCAGCGCGCCGAAGGCATTGCCGCCAACCTGCGCGCTGCCCTGGATCAAGCCGGCACCCGCGAACGCCCCATGGAGGGCGAGCTGGCCGACCCCGAAGCGCCGCGGCAGCCGGCCGGCCTCATCGGCCAGGACGGCCGCCGCCTGCCGCCCGGCGACCCGAGCACCATCTACGCCGAAGGCCCCGCCGTCGACCAGACACAGTACGACCCCCAGGCGCGCAGCGTGCGCCGCGACGAGGCCATGGCCGCCCAGCGCGAGGGCGAGCAGCGCATGCGCGAGCAGGCCACCGCACAGCGCCCGCAGATCGCCGACAGCGGCACGATCTACGGCCAGGGCCCGGTAGCCGGCAACGCCAACAGCGGGATGGAACAACAGACGCCCCCGCCCACGCAGTCCAGTGACGCCCAGCGACAGGCCGAATGGGAACGCCGGTGGCGCGCGCAGGGCGTGGAGAATCCCACCAGCGCCGACCCGGTGACCATCGACATCCAGCCCGGCGCCCCGGAGACCAACGCCACCGAGCGCTCCGGCACGACCACGCGTAGCGCGCCGGCTCAAGAAGCCACCAGCGCCCAGGATGCGTCGCAGCCGGCCGCCCTGCAATACCGCGCCAACGGCTCACCGTTCGCCACCGAAAAGAGCGCCATGGCCAGCGGCGTGGCCCGCCGCGCCAAGGCACAGGGCCAGCCTGTGCAGGCAGTACCGGTGGAGGGCGGCTTTGCGGTTCGCGTGAGTGACGACGCCCAAGGCTCGCCGCGCCCCGCCATGGCGAACGAATATGATGTGCCGCCCATCCCCCCCGCCCCTGCAGAAGGGGTGCCGGTGGCCAATCCGGTCGCGCGCGAGGCGGATGATGAGGGCGCGCCCGCCAGTGAGCGCCGTGCCGCTCAGTTGGCGCAAGAGATGACGCCTGAGGAAATCCGCGCCGAGATCAACGAGATCGGCGACCGGATCAAAGTGCGCTATGACGACGCCGTGGCCGTCAGCGACCCCAATGCTCAACTGAACATGCTCGACTTCGCGACACCGGAGGAGTCGGAGCGGTTGGCGCTGTTGAAGCTGGCGGCGCCGAGCCAGGCCCAAGAGCGGGCCGGCGCCCGTCAACGCGTCCAGGATCGGCTTCAGGAGCGTCAGGCACGCCGGCGCACGCAGCAAAACCGCGACGAAACCGGCGCCGCACCCGCTGAGCCTCGCCCGCAACCCGTTGCCGACCAAGAGCCTGACACCTCCCCGCAGGCAGGGGGCGACCGCTCCGCCGATGCGTCCGCTACCGGTGGCCAGCAGAATCTGATGGCCGCGCAGCCGCAGCAGGGCGCTGCCAACGCGGCGGCGGAGCGCACCGAAGCGCTGGCAGATGATCAGCAGGGCGGCGACGCAGCAACCCCGCAGAATGCTGACGAAAGCCCTGCGGAAAGCTCCGAAGAAAGCCCCACGAAGCCCAAGCGCCGCAACAAGCCGCTGAATTACACCGGGTACTCCGGTGAAGAGCGCCAGGCGCGCAGCTACCAGGAGCTGGGCGACTACCGCATCGCCAAGGTCCACGACAGCCTGTACGAAGTGATCGACAGTGACGGACAGGCGGTCAGCCAGATGGCCGGCCCGAACGGCGCCGCCAGAGAGGCTAGGCGTCTCAACGAGATGCCGAGCGATCAGCGCTATGCCATGACGCGCAGCGACGCCCGCCCGGTGGGTCGCGACGACCTCGCCGCCGCCCTGCAAGGTATCGACGGCCTGGGCGACGTCCAGGTGGTACAGTCCACCAGCCGCCTGCCGGCAAAGGTGCTCGACGCCATGGCCCGTCAGAGCGTGAATGGCCGCGACGTGCGCGGCGTCTACGTTGGTGATCAGATGTACGTGGTGGCCGACAACGTCGCCAGCATCCAGGAGGGCATCGAAGTCGCCGTCCACGAGGCCGTGGGCCACAAGGGCATGCGCGCCGTGCTGGGCAAGCAGCTCGAGCCGGTAATGCTGTCGCTCTACCGCAGCCTGCCCAACAGCCAGGCCGGACGTCAGGCGATGGCCGAGGTACGCCGCGACTACCCCTTCCTCGACCCGGCGAAGCGCGAGGACCGCATCACCATCGCCGAGGAGATGGTCGCCCACCTGCTGGAGAAGGGTCATCGCCCCAAGGCCTGGCAGCGTGCCGTGGCCAAGATCCGCGAGCTGCTGCGCCGCGCCTTCCCGATGGTCGGCTGGACCTATACCGACGTGCTGGCCCTGGGTGAGCAGAGCCGCGACTACCTGCGCCGGCAGCAGGCGGAGCGGGAGGGCGAAGGCGGGTCACGTTTCAGCCTGTCCCCCGGGTCTGACAACACCATTGAGCTGTATCACTCCGGAGGCGACATCCGGCGGATTGACGATTCCGGTAGGTTCGGAAGCTTCCTGTTCTTCAGCAGCGAACGCCAGCCGCATGGAGAGATTGACTACCGCGTCGAGATCGATCCTGACGACATCATCGACTCGGAAAGCATCTTCTATCAAGAGGGCTCCGGCGACCTTCTGGACCCGCTGATTAAGCGGGTCATGGAAATTGCCAAGGTGGATGAAGATGCCGCGATCGAACTGATCGAGCAGAAGACGGACCCGCACGAACTGGATCACATTGCCCCCGAAGACGCCGCGGAGCTTAGCTTTGATATTCAGCGAATCACCGCCGAAGCGGCGCGCGAACTGGGTTTCAAGGGTGTGGCCGTGCCGGACGAGCACGGAACAAGCTACATGCTCGACATGGCCGGCAAAGAATCCGAGATGGTTCGGGTTGACCAGGATGCGCGGTTCGCCCTGCGCTCCAAGCAGCGCGTCGCCTTCGAGGAGGCATTCGACGACTTCACCGACGCCGACCGTGCTGCGGCGGCCAAGATCGGCGCGCGCACCCCGCCGCAACGGGCCATGGCGTGGTTCAAGGAGAAGGCCGACCGGGCCGGGCTGAAGATCCGCCAGGGCATGGTGGACCGCGTGGCCGCGCTCAAGGAGATCGACGAGAAGCTCTACGGCGAGTCGGCCCTGGGCGAGAACATTCAGCGTTCGAGTTGGGTACTGGCCCGCATGAGCAACGCCGCCAACGGCGCACTGCACGCCCTGCTGCACAACGGCCGCATCCGTCTCGACGCCAAGGAGAAGGTCATCACCCTGCAGGACGGCGACGCCAAGGGGCTGGGCGAGGTGCTGGGCCGTCTGGGCAGCGCCGCCGAGATCGAGCGCTTCATGGGCTGGATCGCCGGCAACCGCGCCGCGCGCCTGGCGCAGGATGGCCGCGAAAACCTGTTCGACGTCGGCGACATTGACGCCATGAAGGACTGGAACCGCGGGACCATGGCCGACGGCCGCAGCCGGCCCGAGGTCTACCGGGAGGTCTTCGACGAGTTCCAGACCTACCGCGACGACGTGCTGGCGGTGGCCGAGCAGTCCGGCATCATCTCCAAGGGGCAGCGCGAGATGTGGCGCGACGAGTTCTACGTGCCGTTCTATCGCATCGCCGAGGACAACGCCCAGCCGGGCATGATGGCCACCAGCGGGCTCTCCCGTCAGCAGGCCTACAAGCGGCTCAAGGGCGGAACGCAGAACCTCAACGACCTACTGCAGAACACCATGATGAACTTCCACCACTTACTGGATGCCAGCCTAAAGAATCAGGCGGCGGTGCAGGCGGTGGAGAACGCCAAGCAGCTCGGCATGGTTGAGAGGGTGACGGAGAGCAACCGCGACACCAAGAAGTCCACCTTCGTCATGGAGGGTGGCAAGAAGGTCTTCTACGAGATCGACGACCCGCTGGTCTTCCAGGCACTCACCGCCCTGGCGCACCCGGGCATGAACAGCACGGCCATGAAGGTGATGCGCGGCTTCAAGCGCGTGTTCACCAACCTGACCACGACGACGCCGCAGTTCATGGTGGCCAACCTGATCCGCGACTCGCTGCAAGCCACCGCCACCAACGACGTCTCGAAGAACGCCTTCAAGAACGTGATTGACGGCGCCGGCGCCTACCGCGATCAACGTATCCGCGCCCAGATGCTGGCCAGCGGGGCATCGTTCAACTTCGGCCACCTCTACGGCAACAACCCCGACGAGCTGCGCGCTCAACTGACCCGCAGCATGCGCGACGCCAAACTGGTGGACGGCCCTTATGCGGTGCCCAACGTGCTGCGCAAGGGCTGGGCCTGGTGGAACGACGTCAACAATGCGGCGGAGAACGTCAACCGCGCAGCGATCTACAGCCAGAACCGCGAGGGCGGCGAGCTGCGCGCGGCCTTCGAGGCGCGCGACCTGATCGACTTCAGCGCTCACGGCGCCTGGCCGGCGGTGCGCATCCTGATCGACATCGTGCCGTTTTTAAACGCCAGGATTCAGGGTCTCGACAAGATCTACCGCTCTGGCGTGAAGCCCGGGGCCAGCGTGGTGGCCGAGGCCTTCGGCTACGGCAAGGCCGGCGTGACCGACAAGCAGGCCGCCGCCCGCTTCTGGACGGTGACCGGCGCTCTCGCCGCGGCGACCATCGCGCTCTACCTGCACAACCAGGACGACGAGGAGTACCAGAAGCTCGAGGACTGGCAGAAAGACACCTACTGGTTCTTCCGTGCCGGTGACAACGCCTTCTTCATCCCCAAGCCGTTCGAGGTCGGCGCCATCGCCACCATGGCCGAGCGCATCACCGAGCAGTTCGTGGACGACAAGGCGACCGGCAAGCTGTTCGCCCAGCGCCTCGGCCACATGATGACGGACACCTTCAGCTTCAGCCCGGTGCCGCAGGCCATGCAGCCGGCGCTCGACATCTACGCCAACTACGACGCCTTCACCGGCCGACCGATCGAGAGCATGGGCATGGAGCGCCTGTCGCCGGAGCTCCGCCGCCGGGCCAGCACCTCCAAGGCGGCCGAGTGGATCAGCGGTGCGCTCAACAACACCGTGGGTGCGATCGGCGATCCGGACAAGAACCCCTTGGCGCTGTCGCCGGTGCAGGTCGACCACCTGATCGGCGGCTACCTGGGGCAAGTGGGAACGTGGGTGGCGTCATCGGGGGATGTGGCGTGGAACGTGGCCACCGGCAAGGAGGAGCCGGCGAGCCGTTGGTATGAGTACCAGCCGGTGCGGCGCTTCTACCGAAACCTAGGCGATGAGGACCGCTACACCAAGTACGGCACCATCTTCTACGAGGGATTGCGCGAGGCAAGTAGAGCCTACGCCGACGTCAAGGAGCTGCGCGAGATGGGACGCCTGGCCGATGCCGCCGCGCGCGCCGAGAGCAATCGCGAGATGCTGGTCCTGCGCCTGCCGCTCAACCGCGCGCAGCGCCGCTTGAATGCGATCAACAAGCAGATCGACATCATCCGGCGCTCAAGCATCGACGGCGAGATCAAACGACAGCGGATCGACCGCCTGCGGGCGGTGAAGAACGAGATCCAGCGGGCGCTGGGGGAGAAGGTGAGGGAGGCAAGAACTCGCTGATTACTTGCCGCGGGCAAGGACGCCCAGCAGGAACAGTGCGCCGAACAGCAGAACCGGTACGTTCGCCACCAGCGCGACCACCATCAGAAAGCCAGGGATGCCGACGTAGCTCACCAGCAACCAGCCCTGCAGGTTCTGCCACTCCCTGGGCACGCCGATCATCACCAGCAGGCCGAGGACCGGCAGGATGAAGGCGAGCCCAAGGACGGTTTCGGTATCCATGGATTCAGCGTAGCCCAAACGCCCGGTAGGCGCGCTGGCGCTGCGCTTCCGCGTCACGCCCGCCCAGGCCGGCCAGTTGGTCGCAGTCCATGCCCTCGGCGTACACCAGGATGGTTCGCCTGAGGCGGTCCACCGTTTTCAGGACCATGGTGGATGCTGCCGCGCACTCCGGCGCCCTGCCGGGCACCGACTCCGGGTCGCCCGCGACCTCGCGGTAGCGGCCTGTCTCGAAGGCGTACTGCACCCGGTGATCACCCACGAACTCGAAGCCATCCGAGTCGTTCCACGGCATCCACTCCGACCCCAGGGCCAGCCCCTGGTGCTGGGCCGTGGCAACCGCGGTGCCGCCCTCGCGAGACAGCCAGGCCACACCACCCTCGACCAGGGACGTCGAGCCGAGATCATCTGCCGGGGCGTGCGCCAGGCGGCCACGGTTGTCGTAGCGGCTGGAGAAGATGAACCCGTCGGGGGCCTCGATGCGCTCGACGGGGTAGCCCTCGCCGATCAGCGCCTTCTGTTCGGGGTCATAGCCTGGCGGATCGGCCTGGGGCAGGCCGGCACACCCGGCCAACGCCGCGGCGAGCGAGAGGATTGCGATGTGCTTCATGAGACGCTCCTTGTTCAGACGAATCTTCACCCTAGCGCAGCGAGGCGCAGTGGGCGAGGGGCAGAATGCCACCTGCCATGGTCACCCATGGCGCGTAGCACTCCGTGACCAGATCGTGCGCACACCCTGTCGTCTGGCGTAACCTGTGGCACGAATTGCACGGTTTTTACGGTCACGTCACGTGGCACCCGGCGCGAAATCCGTTGTGAATCAATGCGTTTCCTGCGGTATGCGGTGCATCGGCAGGTCTTGAAAACCGGCGAGGGTTAACGCCCTCCCAGGGTTCGAATCCCTGTCCCTCCGCCACT